TTGAAATTCATTATAATCAAATATCATAACTTCTACCTCCTTAATTTAATTTAATACCAAGTTTTTCTTCTACTATATCGTCATAATCATTATGGCATTTATCTTCAAAATAATCCTTTTTTGAAGCATACCAATTTGCACATGATGTAAATAACTGAATATACTTACCAGTTTTAATATCTACAAAATATACAAGTATAGCATCTTTCTTTTCATCAGAAATAAACCATACTAAACTAAAAATACTTATTTTCTTTTTAGGAATAAATCTAAATATAGGCATTGCTTTTCTAGCATTCATTAATGCACAACGCGTATCAAGAAGTCGTGCTTGTTGTATTCTATACTCTAATTCTTCTTTATTTGGATATTTCCATCCATCTTCATCAGTTTCAAGAAGAGAATCTCCTATATACAAATAAGGACTATTTTGCGAATACATATGATTACCACTAGTGCATATAAGGCTGTCACATACTATCATATTATATCTCCTTCCAAATTTTCTCTGTGATGTATATTACCTTTGCTATCATACACTGTTAAAACTCCATTCTCATCTCTATTATATTTCGTTCCTTTATGATAAAGATGCTCATCATTTATCATTGCTTTTTCGCATTGTTTGGCATTATTAGAATTTACCATCTTGATTAAATTGTAATTCCTACCGTACATATCGCACAAATATTTATATTCTTTATTACTTAGTTTTATATTCTTTAAATTCCCAATATGACCATATTCGAAATCTGGATTTCCATTGATGTCATACTTCTCTTTTGAGACATAAATGGATATGGTACTTTTATGATCTGTAGTTACCCTACTATTTTCTTTTGAAACCTTCATTCTTGGACCATGCTGATTAATCTGATTATCGATCATAATATTACGATTAATCTTCTTTTTAGTTTTATCGTCCATAGTTTCTTTAACGTTAAATTGTTCTAATAACGCTCATTCCTGTGTAAATTCTACAATAAATGATAATGAAGCGTTATTATCATTTATATTTGGATTAAATATCATTCCCATAATTTATTTCCTCCTTAATTTTATTTTGATTTTAAATTATGATCACTATTATAATATATAATTTAATAGTATTTTGTGCTGTGTAAATTTTTACTACCGCAACTTTAAATTAATATCTAAAGGAGGTACTTAATATGCAGGCTCATGTATTATCTCAAAATGTTTTTGGTATGCCAAAAGTATTTGATAAAGCAGATGCGGCATACGTACATATTATGTATATCATATTATTAGAGCCTGGGAAGTTCCAATCACATCCAGAAATGGGTGTAGGTATAAAGAGTAAGTATAGATTCAATAATGAAGAGAATATGATCCAAGAATTACAAAATAACATAAGTAATCAAATAGAAACTTATTTACCATGGTTATACTCTACTGAGATTAAGGTGGGTATGCTTAAGGATCATTCTATTGGAATTATAATCAATACTTCTGAAGGAGCTTATACATTGGCTTATAATACAGAAACTGATGATCTTGATGCTGGGGTAACCCATGTGTTAGATGAATTATTAATTTAATAGGAGGAATTAAAGATGGGTAAAGAAATATCATTGGACGCTCTGAGTAAATCTGTAGCACATCAGCAGAAGACTACAACTAATAACCAAAAAAGTGAGGTTAAAAATACTCCTCATGCACCAGAAACCATGAAGCCAGTAAGTATGGCTGAACTTGGTAAGGAATTAGAAATTATGCATCCTGAAGAAAGTGCAGCTAAAAAGCAGGCTTCAGAGAAAATTAATCCTGAAATTATAACTGACGCATTTAGTTCTCTTGATAGAACTATTGCTGAGAAAAAGGCTAATGCTGATAGAATGGTTGAACAGGTTAAAGAAGCTGTAGAACAAGAGCAATTTGAAAAAGATACTGAAGAAAATGAAGAATCAATTGAAAATAATACTAAGAGTTTAGATGAGATTGAATATGAACTCGATAATGAGTTATTAGATGATGATGAAGATTCTTCAGTAGAAGAGCAGCCAGAACCAGAAGTTTCTAAACCAGCTCCAGTGAATATGCAAGCTTCTCAAGAAGCACAACAGTCTGATAATGATAAACCAAAAGTAGTGGAGAAAACTACTAAGATTCCAGCATCTATTAATGATAATGGGGATGATGATCTTGATGGTTTATTAAATGATCTTAATGCAGCAGATGAAGCATATGATGTTAAGGATGATGAGGAAGAAACACCTGAGGAACTTAGAGCAAAGTTCAAAGAGCGTATGGGTTCTATTGTATCTTCTAAAGATCCTATTGATTTCTCTCAGTATAAGATTAGAGAAAAGCCAGTATCAGCATCTAGGTTATTAGATGATAATAACGTTCAAGCCACAAAAAAGAAAGCAGATTGGGCACTATATTACACTAAGAGGAATGTAACATTCTTTGAATGCGATGGTCCAGAGTTAGATGCTCTTAGAAAAACTATTAGAAATAGTAATGGTGTCAATGGAGTTATTGCTTCATTAAGATTTATCTATAATCATATCATTGATGCAGACAAACCTTCATTTGAAGCATGGACTAAAATGATTCGTACAGAAGATATTGAGTCTCTATATTTTGGTTTATATTTAGCTTGCTATGGGGATTCAAATCTTATGGCTCGTACGCATGATAGTAAGACTTGTAATAAGACATCATTGATTGAGACTGATGTATATAAGATGGTTAAGTTTGAAAGTGATGAAGTTAAAGCAGAATTCGACACTATTCGTTCTATGGATTCTACTACACCAACTAAAGAGATTGAAGGAACACTTATGCAGATCTCTGATGATTACGTTATCTCTTTCTTACCTGCTACATTATATAGTACATTCGTTCAGTACTCTACATTAAAACCAGAAATTACTCAGAAGTATTCTGATATTCTTAACACTATGGCTTATGTAGATCAGTTCTTTAAGATTGATAGAGAATCTAAGGAACTTGTAAGAATGGCTATTAAAGAATATCCTGGAAATATTAATAAGACAGTCATTTCTAAGCTTAAAACTTATGTAAAACTCCTTAAGACTCTTTCTACAGATCAGTATAATATTTTAACTGGTAAACTTGAGAACCTTATTGAAGATCCAAAGGTTACTTATATTTATCCAGCAGCTGAATGTCCTGAGTGCGGAGAGGAAATTCCTGAGGAGGCTGTTGATTCAATGCTTAACTTGCTTTTTACACGAGCTCAGTTGGCCCAAATCAAGAGTTTATAACTAAAATAGAAATGCTTTGCACATATTATAGAGGGAGAAGCTCATTTACTGAAATGATGTATCTTCCTCTATCATATATAAACTCACTGTATTTGATCGCTGAGCGTCAACAGAAAGATAAAGAAGGTCAAGAACAACATAATGCTGAAGTTCTTGAAGATGAAATGGAGGCGGCATTAACATGAATACCATAGAATTTGTAAAGGATATTCCGGCTAGTACTGTTGCTGCCGTATTTAAAGACTATTTTGAACAACACATGCTTGTATATGATTTACTCAAAGGAGTGGATTTCGTATCATTAAACGACATATCCATAAACGAAGCGTCTATCATGTACTCAATCAAATTAAACGATGAGAACAAAGATAGATTAATTAAAAGATTCCAATCCGCTTCGGCTTCTTTGATGATATATGGCAAAACATATACGCCCGAAATATTCCTAAATGGCGATTTGTTATGCATAACAATAAAAAAATAAAACACAAGATATTACAGGTAGCCAATTTAGGCTACCTGTATAATTACTCTCACTACTTGATGTGGATTAATACAATATTTATCTTCTAGACATTTTATGGTATTCTAAACTATCATAAACTGTAAGCTGAGGGAAGTAAAATAATTTTGTATTAGATTACTTTATATGTAATGCTTTCTTTATTTCTGATTTATCCTGCACAACAAGCCCTTCATCATAAATATTACACATAAGACCAAATTTGACACGCACCCCCATATGAATAGTTTCGTCACATGAAGATTCTCTACCATCATATGTTACAGCTTTATATCTATGCTCGTCAAAATTTTCAAAATCTTCAAGCCAATATGATATATAATCACCTGTTCTGATAAATCTGGTTTTTTGTAAATCTCTAGTAGCCATTGGTGTAGGGAACAATGGATCAGTAGGATCGCCAAAAATATCCTTATACTGTGGCACAGTAACAAAATGTGTGACATCATCACATACAGTTGCTAACTTTTTTACAAGTTTATTTTGAAGATTGTCAACAAACAATGGTCCACGAAGTTCCTCAATCAATGATACATTATCGGTTGTAACCATAGGAAATTTTGCTATAGCATCTAATGTTATAATCTCTGCATATCTAGTGTCTGTATAACCTAACGTAATACCATAAATCGGACTACCAGCAAAATTAAATTTAACTAACTTACCGATATAATCAAGTCTATCAAGATTAAGTTTTTTATGATTATTAGGTAATTGAACGGGTGCAGCATCATTATAAATATCAGTATTTTTACCACCTATATTTACAGATACTTTTGATACATTTTCTGGAACATTAATTTCAAATTTCATATTTTCCTCCTTTAGTTGTTTATTGTTTATTTACACATTTATAATATATTACTAAAAAAATAATGCTGGGTTTGACACCAGCATTATTTTCTCACACGTCTTAGATATGAAGTGCAATTTTGATTTCGTTCATATCATAGACAATGTATCTTTCGATCATGCTGCAAGGTTCGAGTGTAAGTTTAATTCTGAACCCGAGTTTGCTATTATCAACAAGCTGATCATCATGTAAAAGAAGTGACAAGTCGCCAATTTTGGTAACTAGCATAAACCCCTCCGGCAAATCATCGTTGCTAACAGCATATGGTACCACTCTATTGGTGCCTAATTCTCTTGATTTTCTTAGCGCATCAACAGACATAGGTGTGTGACTAAGAGGGTGCTCTGGATCCCCAAAAATATCAGTAACTTTAGGCACCCCTACATCTTTCACGACAATCCCGATGTAATCGGTCATCAGGTTAGCTCTAACCAGACTATCAATTTTTGCCATTACACTCTGCTTAGATGTAGCTGGATCGAGCGAATGCTCATAAGGAATAGAGTCCACACTTATAACCTGAATCTCACCATCATCGTTTATGTCTGTAATGACAGCGTAAAGCCAGTTACCAGCAAAATTAAACTTAAGTAATCTGCCGATTTCCACATTGTTATGCATGAGCATGGTTTTCATACAATCACTATATGATGGCATAGGCGCATCATTCCCAATGTTCTGTCCAGGAATCGTCATGGTCCGCATCATAGCGTTCTGGTATGAGAGTGAAACCGGATCAACCCCGTAATAGGAAGGGAACCTAGTACAATGACCATGACATCCTGTATATTCGCCAGAAGGAAATCTGGAAATTTCTGATCCTTCAGGGAACGTTATCAACGTGTCTACCTTATTGATTTCACATGGGACGGTGGAAATTGAAACGCTCTGTCCGTATGGTATCTTTGCCATTAATTTAAACATAACTAGTACCTCCTTTCTTATTTTTTATTATTCTTTATACTAGTTATCTATAAATATAATATATCATTAATTAAATATAATTTTACATATCATCATTTTTATCACATAAAACATCTTTTAATTTATTACCAAGAGTATTTAATGATTCTCCTATTTTTAATGATGCTTTAATACAACTCCTACCCTCTTTATCAATTTATATTTCTTCATCATCAATATATCATCAAAAGACCATTTATGAGAAGTATTATTACGAGAAGATACAATTGGAATATGCTTATGTCTATTTAAATCAGCAATACTAGATGCTAAAAATAAAATAGTATCATCTGGGGAAACACCATTTATATCATAAGCAATAAAATCATCATCCAACCATATAAAATGGTTATCTACAGTACAACAAACATCTCCACGTTTAAATGCAATTTTAAGCATATACGCAAAATAATAACCGTATTCATCTAAAAATAAAGAACGTATTAATTCGATATCATCATTAGTTTTTGATTTGCATGTGAGAAAGTTATATATGTAAGCAAGAACTTGCACATCTACATCTTCATCTAATTTTTTATTATTATTTATAAACTCCTCATAATTAAACATCAATAATACCTCCTATCAATTCCCAAAATATATTTTAAATCAGTCTCCATATTTTTAAGTTCAATGAGACGTTCTTTTCTTTCAGCATTTACAGAAACATATACTGTCATATCGTGACAATATTTTTCAAAAGTACGCCAAAAAAGTTCAGGATCTGGAATTTTGTGGTATGATTTATCATTAAAACCTGGCGTAGCATGTGGAATATGTTTTGGATCTGCTTTCCCTTCAATCACATCTCCAATATAAGATAAAGCAGCCCTGTTAACTGTTTCATTATCTTTTAGACAATTAAATGCTTGTGTAGTAGTAACATAATTGCCTAATTTTGGTTTATTGATGGTAAGATTAAGTCTTGCAATTTCCTCCTGTATATTTTCTAATTCTATTAGCATTTTCTTTGTACGCGAATAGTACCATTTAATCTTTTTCATAATTTCCTCCTTTAGTAAAAAAATAAGCGCGGTGATAAACCGCGCTATATTCTAATATTTATTCCTCATTTTTAGGCATAATTATTCTCTTCCTATATCTATAAGGAATACTCTCATTCATACTTGGCATACATTGCGCAGCTCTTGAAGTTGACATGTAAGAGTCAGTGTTTTCATCAGCTTTATCATCCTCACGCTCTTTGATTTCTTTAACATATCTTCTCAGCTCACTTTTCACTATGCATTTACCAATAGCAAATAAGACATCATTTTCTAATATTAATTTGAGACTTAGATATAAGTGATCATCCATATCAAGATCTATTATACTTTGTATAATATCATCAATGGTAATAGCTAACTTTGCATATGGGTAATAGATACTAGCAATCTTATTGAACTCTTCATCACTAATATCATACATGCCACTATCTACTGCTTCTTTTAATTTGTCATAACCTAATTGGTTTTGTTTGAGATCATAATACCACTTTTTAATGGTGGGTTTATAATGCTCTGTACATTTATGCGCTAAAAATATTACATGTTGATACTTATCATAATCACAATCAATTTTACTATCCAGTACTTCTACAGCCATTTCTATAGCCTCAGTACTATTAAAACGATTAAGTTCCTCTTTAAATATTTCAGTAAGTGTTCTCATTTATTTTTCCTCCTTAGATATAATATATTTAATCTACTACTACACCATTATAATATATAATTGATTCCATTATTAATACATTTGAAAAACAAATAAGTAAATCAATATATAAAGGGAGGTGGCTAATTAAATGGCTAGTAATAAACATTTTGAAATTGATCAACTGGATCAGCCTAGATTAATTAAAGAGAATGATTTGCAACAAATTACAAACTCAGCATTATTTAATTCTAGCAATGGTCCAACTTCAGATGGTTTACTTAGTAATGAGATCTTTGGTATTACTAAAGCTGAACGATCTGGTATATTTGCTTATGTAGATCTTGGTGAAAAATTTATCAATCCATACTATTATAAAATCTGGTTAAAGATAGATAAGAATCTTAGAGGTTGTATATATGAGACACAAAACTTTAAGATAGATTCTAATGGCTATTTAGTTCCAGATTATGATGGAGAGACAGGTATAAAATTCATTATCAAAAATATTGATAAAATTAATTTCAAGAACTCTAAAAAAGATCAATTCTTGTCAGCTTTACATTATGCTAAAAATAACAAAAAGTTATTTACTACTAAATTTATCATCATTCCTCCATTCTATAGAGATGTTAATACTAATGGTGGTAGAGTTGGAGTTGGTGAAATTAATAAATTGTATGTGCATCTTTTAAATAATATAAAAGCTCTTAAAGAAACAACAGAATATGGATTAGATTTAGCAGGAGGAGTTAGAGGAAAAATTCAAGATGGGATGCTTGAAATATTTAACTGGTTTACTCTTGGTGAATCTGTTGTTGGTGGAGAACATACTGGAAGTGGTATATTTAAAAAGTTTGGTGTAATGAGACGTTCTGTAATGTCTGGAACTGTAGATAACTCTACTAGATTGGTTTTATCTTCTCAGAAAATTAACGTTAATAAAAAAGAAGATCTAATGGTAGATATGGATTATTCAGCTATACCATTACCAGCAGCTCTAGTTACAATGTATCCATTTGTTATATACCAACTAAGGCAGTTCTTTAATAATGAATTTGGAGGTAAAGCAACTTACCCATATATAGATAAGAATGGCAAACAACAGGAAGTAGAATTAGATAATATCCAGATTGAATTTTCTGATGATAGATTAGATAAAGAATTGAATGAATTTGTGCATGGGTATTCTAATAGATTAAAACCTATAAAAGTTCCTAATAAACAGAATAAAGATATTAATCTACACTTTAAAGGATATTCAATCACTAAAGATGAATATGCGGCAGGCATAAGAGAGAAAGGCAATATAATGGAACGTGATATGACATGGGTGGATTTGTTCTATATTGCTGCATGTGCTGCTGCTGAAGATAAAGTTGCTATTATAAGCAGATACCCCATAAGTAAATTTGTGGCTTCATACTAGTAATAGTGTGTCGAAAATTGCTTTAACAGCTGGAAAATGCTAAAGCTCTCTTGCCTATATGGAATCGAAAGATAGAAACAAGTAGAGAGATGGGCTATGGTGAAATAAAAGCTTTGTATATTTTGAAGTAGGATATACAAGGTCCTAAGGTCTATTAACAATGTACGATCAGCACATTAATAATTATTGATGTTCAACGACTATCCCCATATGGGCTGTGAAATTCAGCAACAGGAGTAGGGCTCAAGTGAGTAGGTGAGAACCCTTTAAATCAAAACAAGCAATATCCATTATAATGGATAGTGATATAGTCTCAACTCTTAGAGAAATACTAAGGAAGTTCATAAGAGAACTGCATAGATTAACGACCTATGTGAAGACATTGAGATTCATACTTCAACCAACTGTATACTAAGATACATATTAATTCTATGACTAGAACAGAACCTATGATAGTGAATGGTGTATTTTACCAATGGTATCCTAAAATACGTCAGCAGGATATAGGTTCTAATACTGCTAATAAATTTATTGATACTATGCAAGTTTGTAATCCATATTGCATATTGATGGGAGCCGATTTTGATGGTGATCAGGTTACTTGTAAAGTTGCATATAGTGTAGAAGCAAATAAAGAACTTAATGAATATATGAACTCTAATGCTCAATATATTACATTAGGCGGCGTCAATGGACGTAAAGCAGATAAAGAAGCAATACAAGCAATATATAGTCTTACAATGGTATTACCAGGAACTAAACTTACGGATCCACAATTTTAAAAAAAAAATGAAACAGAAGATTTCCCGTAGGCATAATAGCCTACGGGTTATTCTTCCTATTCAGTTTTTATCGCACAATATCGTTTCTAAAAACGTTTCTATGATTTTGTTGTACTCTTCTTTGTACAACATCACATTTGACTGTACGATATCGCTATCTTCTCCAATAGTCAACTAGGATAATAGTATGCCTGATGGCTTATAAAGAAGATAGCTATAGGCTTCAAACTGCCAGAATTTGAACCATCTGTTTTCATAGTTATGGTTCAGCCCATGATCATCAAGATAATCTAATAATCTAGCTATAGAGTATTTAAATATTCCATACTTGATTCCATATTCTGGTAGCTCTGATAATAAGCTTTGGCGTATCATTCAAACACCTCCTCATGGTTATTGCTCAACTCTCAACGCCGATGCAGCTTTCATCTTCTATACCTATACCTCCTTTCTGAAGATATAGTATGGAGATAGCTTATAGCTATCTCCATCAAGTATATAATATGCAATTTAATTATTATAATATTACTTCTTCTCTTACTGTTCAGTAGTATTCTCAGACTTATTGTCTTCAATATTATTTGTCTTAACAGTTTCTGCTTCTTTCTTCTTAGCAGCTTCCTCAGCAGCTTTCTTTTTAGTTTCCTCAATAGCTTTACGCTCAGCAGCAGCTCTCTGCTCTTCAGCAGCTTTCTTCTTAGCAGCTTCCTCAGCAGCTTTCTTTTTAGTTTCCTCAATAGCAGCAGCTCTCTGCTCTTCAGCTTTCTTCTTAGCAGCATCAATAGCAGCCTGCTTTGTGCTCAATCTATTATCACTTGCATAATTAGAGAAATCAAGTACTAAAACTGATCCATCTTCAAGAATCTCCTGAACCACTGCGCGACTAATCATACACTGTCTGATTTCATCTAAAGTTTTATATACTCTACGTACAGCACTTCTAATTGGCGGGTTAACTGAAGTGATAGGTCTAGAAGGAATAATATTTACCTTCTTTACATTTGGATAGTTATTATTTGGCATTGTTCTAATCCTCCTTTTAATATTCATCATCATCTAATAATGCATTATTAATATCTTCGATATCATAATTCTCATCATCTTCTTCGTCATCTAGTTCATAATCAATAGTACCATCTGGACCAACATCATTGGTATCAATATCTTCATAATATTGAGATTCTGCGTCAATATCATAATCAAAATTATCGACATCTTCATCTGTGATTTCTGCAATATCATCAATATCACTTCCATCATCTTCTAAGACATCATCCATAGCTGCCTGTATTTCATCTGTTTCATCATCCAAGTAGTTAGCTATAGCACTATCTTCTCTGATTAACTCATCCATGATTTTACCTCCTGTTAGAATAAATAATCGGCATCTTCTAAATCATCAATATGCTCTAATCCATCACCAGATATAGTATTATTAAATAATCCTTTATCTGTAGATGAATCTATAATAGCATCAATTTCAGATTCTTCTCTCATTATTGAGTTCATGTCATCTTCTTCCATTTCATTTAGAAGTAATTGTTCTATAGGAGTGCGTACCACTCCCTCTTTAGCAATTATCATATATACACCTCCATTAACTAGATGTTTCTGACATTAGACCTTCTACAGTCTTATCAATGCAGAAAATAACCATCGGTATAAGATAGAATAATTCTTTATTCTGTGCATAATCAATATGCTTAAGATTTTTTAAATAATCTAAAGTAATTTCTTCATCATTAAAATATTTGATAATAATATTCCTCATAACCCAACTATCATCATCTACTTGAGAATTAGATTTGATAATATTGGTAAAATCAGGATCATCAAATATATTAATAGTATAAAAAGCTCTACTTAGATTTCTATACTCCATATAATAATAATCAAATGGATAAGCATATAATAATGATAAACGCTGATCACATCTATGAAGATTTCCTATATATGTACCATGATGATTAGTTATATCATGTCTTTCTAAAGATGCAAAAAACGTTCTATCATAGTCTATAGGAAATGAATTTGGTAATATCATTTGATGCTGAACAGCAATATAGTTGGTCGATCCTTTAACAATCTTATTCCTGATAAGGAATTCAATTAAATAAGGATCATAGACTTTAAACCCCATAAATTCATTATAGCCATATTGGTTACGCATTGCTCCTCCAACTGTACCATTATTACTATAATTGAATGAAAAAGATTGAATCTTTGCATCATAAAATAATGATATATAATAATCCTTCATTAGAGTGGATAATTCTTCCATCTCTGAAGCATCATTATAAGTTTCTTCATCTATAAAACTAGCAAAATTAGTTCCGATATTCTTAATCATGAACTTAAGCTTATTTATAACTTGAGATTCAAGATTCTCTATACCATCTGATGAGGATAATGTATAAGTAACTTTATACATCACAGCTCCAGTATCTAAAGTATTAGGATCCACTCCTGTAACTTTAAATAAAAGAGGACCATCTATCTGATCAAGATAAAAGAAATCTCCAGGATACGGAACCAATGTATATGGTAATATAATAGCATCTCCACTAATATCATTAGCCTCTAATCCATATTCTCCTACATCAAGATTAGGTTCAATTTTAGTCATTCCATAAATATAAAAGTCTGAAACTTTATTATATCTAAGAGGACTATCAGTGCTTATCTCTCCAAAATTTCCTCTGGTTGCTTCATCAAATGTAGTCATAGTACTATTAAGATTATAATATGCGCATTTAGAAGCTCTCTTATCAGAGAACAAATAATATGGATTATTTAATATATTTTTTACAGTAGTTTGAATGCTATTCGATATGGAGTGTTGAGTCAATACTCCAGTTCTATCAGTATTAGTGAATCTTCCAGCCATTAATCTACCTCCTTTCTAGAGATAATAATTTATTAAAATGTTCAATTTAAGCCATATTACACAAAAATAATAGTATAGGGCAGGGAATTAACCCTACCCTATAAATAATTTATCTAAGTTTATTTACAACAAATATTTCTATATATTTATATAAATCATCAATATAAATCCCTCCTTGTATATAACTTATTGGGGCTTCAGAATCTATGTATAATTTACTTAATACATCGGTTGAACCTGATGGTGTGGATTCTTCAATTCTCCACCATTTAAGAAGTTTATTATCAAAATCAAAATAATTAGATACATCATTACAAAACAAAATATATGGTTGAACAAACCCAGTTGCATTTAAATGGCTTTCGCATGAATATTTAGTTTCTATTCCAAGTTGATTAAGTAATTGAATAACTTTGCCAATATTGTAATCTAAGACTATATGTTTTGTAGGAGTATCAGGTGAACAATTTTGACATTCAATCATAAAATTTTCAAACATTGGTACGGGTGGTATAATAGTATCTAATTTTTCACTTGAAATATTCTTAGATTGTACCTTTGCAAAATAAGCTTGCTTAAATTCTATATCACCTAATTTATGGAAGCATTTAGAACAATAACAGGACGCATGTCTAGTATCATTATTAAAGAATTCTTGAACAAATTCCTCTTTATGCAATTTTGATGTATAATCATAAAATTGTGCACTATTATTGTTTTTTCTTTCATTCTTTGTGATTATATCTAATGGTTGAGCTAAATAGCAATTATTAGGTAATTGTATGAAATAGAAATTAAAATAATCATTATAATAGAATTCGCCATTTTCTTTAACTATAATATTATCTTTATTAAAATCACTGTATGCTATTTCTTCGTACAATTCTTTTGCCTTTTCAAAATAATCTGTAACTACTTCTAATGGTGTTGTTCCTGAACATAAGGCATAATCTTCATAATGACCATACCCTTCAGAACCTTGTGTTGGTTCTACAAATAAATACCCTAAATAATAATACCTTTTATAATATTTTTCTTCCATATTTTGCCTGCCTTCCCTTATTTGCTTTCCTTAATATACTTCTTAATATATTTATATAAGTCATCTATATGAGATCCGTTTACAACATAACTCATTGGAGCATCAAAGGTTATACATAATCTGCTTCTAGTCGCAGGAGTTTCAGTAATGAAGTTCTCAATCCTCCACCATTTAAGTAATTCATTATCCATATCAAAATATCTGGATACATTGTCATAGAATAATATATACGGTTGCTCAAATCCTGTGTTCGTTATATGCCCTTCACAACAGAACATAGTTCTAAGGTTAAGTCTATTAAGTAATTGAATAACCTTACCAATATTGTAATCTAATATTACATGATTTGTAGGTCTATCAGGTGAGCACTTTGGGCATTCTGTCATAAACTCTTCAAGACATGGTACATTAGGCATCATCTGATCTAATTTGCTAGTTGGGATATTTTTAGATACTATCTTTACAAAATAAGTCTGTTTGAATTCTATATCTCCTAGCTTATGAAAACAATTCTCACAATAACAAGATGCGAATCTATTATCATTATGAGAAAATGCCTGTGCAAATTTCTCTGAATTAGATTTGGTTGTATAGTCCCAAATAGACATGGTGTTATTATTTTTCTTCTTTTTCTTTCCCATTTTATCCTCCTAATAATAATGCTTCTTTTTATTATTTACTATTCTTACCATATCTTCTCTTCTCATCTGAGATCTGCATTCTTGTTCTAAGAATGGATAAGCTTCTGCTATCTTGAGAAGTACATTGTTCTTATAAAGAGTATAATTTCTTTGTCTATTATATTTATCCATTTTACTTATAGCTTTTATTGTCTGTGTATAACCTGACTCTATTTTGTGTCTAGCATCATTAACCATTATTCTTCTTATATTATGCTCTCTTAATTCCATAGGAACTTTATCGTTGTATCTAAATGCTATAGAATCTTCATACAATTCTCTAGGACTTCTTAGATCTATTTTAATAGAATCAATACACTCTTTAAAGAATTTATTCTTTTCCATATTATTCATATACGTCACTAATCATATTAACTGAATCTATTATCCTTTCTTTTGGAACACCATAATCCTTTTCTCCATCCATCATATTTCTATGAATAAATATATTACTTGGAAGCATCTGAATACCTAAAATTATAAGTCTATATAATTCATAGTCATTTACATCTTTATCTGGATATATATGAATTTCATAATTCATTATACCAGTCTCATGTAATACAAACTGTAATGCCTGTTTATATGATTTCCCTCCACTAGCAATATAAATACATTGATCTATACAACAGTTATTCAAATTATAAAATACTGATAGTAGATCAAATGCTCCCTCAGTAATATGAATCTTTACTTTATTAGGATTCATTGTATCTATCTTTGTAGGTATAATATAGAAATTTTTGTTATCATCTATCTTATCTATAAGATTATAATTTATATATCTCTTATCAATAGATTTATCTAAATTTCTAGTAAATAATACTCTTCTAAGAGTAGCAAATGAATTATCATATGAAATAAACCCAATAAAACTATTATTGAGTTGATTACATATTCTTTGATCTCTATTAAGTTGTAATTTATTATAATTTATCACATCATATAGATTAATAAATATCTTTAGAGATAAGATATCATTATAACTAAAGTTTGATCCAATACGTTCATTTATATATTTCAGTTTCATCTGACTGAATTTATTATCTGTAATCATAGAGTTCTTTAGCGGATATATATTTATATTTTTTAATGTCTTATATTTAGGAAGTTTCATAATATCAGCATTGTGTTTAGATATTGCTACTAATGTATTACTATTATAGCATCCTAATTTTCTTAACACATCATCATTAAATATCCCATGTGCAGAACATAACTTACAATGATATTGTGATAAATCTTCAACAGTTCTTGGAACTGATATATACATATGAGCATGATTTGGATTTTTAGAATCTTGACAAAATGGGCATCTTACAACTACCTCTGATCTACCTGATGCTGGTTTAGCATTTGGGTAAAATGATTTGATCATATCTATAAAATTATTTCCTAAAAGATCATACATATTTCATCACCTTTCTTAATTGCATGTATTAGAAAAAATAATATCGCACAAAATATTCCAGGTTGTCATAAAGACAACCTGAATATATTTTGACAGAGAAAGATACCGATTAATAAGTTACACACTTTATAATTATGTTGGTTCATTTGTAATATCAAATCCAACATAAAATTCTATGCCAACAGCATTAGCATATCTAATAAGACTCCTTAATGTAGGAGATGAATCACTACCAGACTCTATATTAGATACGCATGATTCAGATAAACCACTTTCTAAGGCAACCTCTTTTTGAGTTAACTTCTTTGCCTTTCTAGCATTAGTTAATTGCATACGGAAAGTTTTATCTTTAATCATAGCTTCTGTATTATTCATAACAATCCCCCTTATATATAAAGTGAAAACATTAGTAATTCATCATCAAGATTATCACTAATCATAGGTACAAGTTCACCATCCCTTTTACCAGGACAATTATTCTCTCTATTCCAATCAATAATTTCAAATTGGGAAGATTTAATAGTACCAATAAGTTCAAATAGTGTATTCAATACTTTTGGGTTCTGATATTTATTTTGAATCTCGTTATAAAGTTCTGCATTTCTAATCTCTGTAGCATTGTTTTTAGTGATAGCTTTTTTGCTTGATTGACGTACAACCTTAGAAGAGATTATCCAAGGCAATAATATCATGCCCATTCCTAACAACATATTTTTAGCAGCTATAATAAGCTTGATATAATCAATAGAGCTAGGAATGCTCTTCCATGTCTCAGGATCACCCAAATCTTTATAAAATACATATCCAACTAATGTACTAGTTGTCTTATTTATAATTTGAGATCCCCCTCTGGTTAATGCTTTTCTATAATGCTCAATCTCTTCATCAGAAAATGGCCCATACGCATTTTCAATTATTTTTACTGCTTGTTCACTAGATACTTTATTCTGTAGGAACAATGCTTCATCCTTCTTGTTTAACCTTGCCTCATACCTCCAAATCTTCACGAAGGTCGTTAATCTTCGCAGTTCTCTTATGAACTTCTCTAGTAATTAGCTAGAAGAGGAGACTATATCACTATCCTTTGCAGGATATGCTTCCATTTCGACTTACCTGGACTTATTGAGCGTGCCAGACCCACTTGGGTGCTACATATATAGTCGTTGAACGTTACTAATAATTATACAAATTGCATATTTCTTTAAAAGTCTTCTTGTGTTTAATATTTGATATACAGGTAAAATAATTAGATAATTCTTTATCTGTAAGAATATCTGTATTTATACCTATTAATTTCAAAATGCTATTTGCTGTTATAATATCTTTACCATAAGTTTGATAGTAGTGACAAATAAAATGTATTTGATCATTAGTAAATAAATATTTATTTTTATATGCTGAACTAAAATCATATAAAGACGATATTGATTTCCAACTTAATCCTGCTTTTATATTACATATTATTCTTCTGAGATCGCAATTATCATAATTTAATATGTTACAAATATCTTTAGTAGAATATCCTAATTCTATTAGCTTACATATTTCATGAACTTGATTATTGGTAAGCACAGAACTAATTCTATCTTCACCTAAAGATATTAAATTATTAGAAAAAGCATGATGTACATTTTCTTCACGAGTAACCCATTCTAAATTCCATATCCAATTATGATATTTTATACCATCTTTATGATTTACATCTAAATACTCACATCCATCAATGTATAAAAACGTCATTAATATTATTCTATGCAATGATGTACTAAGTATACTTCCATCGTGTCTTTTTAAATGTACTGACACGTATTCGTTACTATCAAAACTTGTTGCTTTTGGTAAGTAATTTCCAGTTGCCAAATTATGAATATAACCATATGAGCTAACTGAATAGTATCTCATAACGTCTGGAAATACCCATTCTGGTAACATCCTTTTACATTCGTATTCTTGTTTGTATTCCGGAAGAATCATATATAAATCACCTCCATGAATGCAACCAATGTATAATTATTAGTCTTCGCTGCTGATCATGAATTGTTAATAAGTTTTAGGACCTTGTATATTAGGCGTATATACAAAGCTTGTATTTCACCATGACTCATCTCTGTACTTTGTTTCTATCTTTCGATTCTCTTATAATAAGAGCTCCAGAGCTTTACCATTTTTCAGCATTTAGAAAGCTTTTCCACACAATATTACTATTATATGGCGACCGTATTTTTGATCGTACTCTGAGTTCTGATCTTCATCTCTTTCAGATGATGATAATCTATTTAATTGATACTCATATGCAATATCAGTAATTTTATATTGAAGAGATTTTCTATTAGAATAATAGTTGAAATTAATGATATTATTATCATATGAATATTTAGGCATGATCTGTAAAATCACGTCATTTACAGAATCCTTAGTATGAGTTGTAGGATTATTACCTCTAATGAAGTTCTTATCCCATAACTTCTTATCAGGATTCTTAGATTTATTCACTACAGATAATGCAGTTTCATAAATCTTATCATAAATGTATATACCCCTCTCCTCTTCATACTTTACCATACACATATCAAATAATTCAAGCATAAAGTCTTGTACTTCTGCTGAACTTCTTATCATATGCATATACATATAGTGTGTAGCAAGTGGTATGTACATATCCATCATTAATGAAATTTCATATAATATCTTAGCATGACCGTCTGTAAACTGTAAATTTGGAGTTCTGCCTCCATTATTTGACAATTTCATACTGTAGTTATCTTCTACAAAATGAACGATCTTTCTAGATATAGAGTTATTCCTAATAATATAACGATTTATATCATTCATGAAAGCATCTTTTGTATAAAGACGTTCATAATCTATAATGGTCTTCATATTATAGGTTAACATAAGAAGCTCTTTGTCATAATCATAAAACCTTTCAAAATAGTTCATGTACTGACATATATGATCTCGCATCTTATCTGAATTATAAGAACGCTTACTATTCATAGCAAAGTAGTCTAACTGTCTTGCTTCATCAGACTGATCGACTGAAAAGAACTCTGCTATAGGAAGTATAATCTCCCCTTTAATATTTTTGAATATAACATCTTTTGGGTCTACTGGATACTTTTCTGAACCCCATTCATCGACAGGTATAAAATTACTCCTGTCTATAATATGACACATAATCATGGTTTATAAACACCTCCCACCATATTGCTAATTATATAGTATACAACGAAAATATACATTAAGACTTCCTTTTCATACCAACAATCTTTGTGGTCTTACTAGATTTTGTTGTAGGTGTCTTTTTTATAATTTTAGAAACCTTAGATGTATTTGTAATATTTGATTGCTTTGACTTTACATCTTGGTTTCTTTTATCGTTATATTTTTTTATATCATTAGCTTTACTATCTTGCTTACCTTTTTTTGCCTTCTCCTTGGCATCATTGATCTCTACTAACTTATCTTCTGAATGCATTATGTCCCTACGCATAACGCCTCTAGAATATTTTTCAGCACGATCATCTAAAGTTTTTCTATCAAATAGATTATATCTATCCATAGCTAAATAAGCAAAATATAATGATTTTACATAGAAAATATCATCTTTAGGATTTCTTACTTTAGCAACATCTCTTAATGCTTGTCTGCTCATCTTATCTTTTAAGTCTTGAATGAATAATCCATTCTTATTGAAAGCATGAGCAAATGAATAAACAAATGCTGGATCATTGGAATAGAATTTAATATTATAGCCTCTAAGATTAGCACTAGACTTAGCCTCTTTAGATGTTGTACTAAGTTGGATTACTGTGTCATAATATATTCCACTACAAGTTTCAGATGGCATTTTAAAATGGATATAATGAGTATCGTTAAAATCTTTTGCCTTATAAACTTTAAACTTTAACTCTCCATTCTCCCTCACCATCAAAATATCAAATTTCTCAGTATATAAGTTTTTATACATCTTTCTATTGGTTATAGCAGATGTACCCCCAGTTGGATTACCTATATACTTATTAAAAGTCATCTCCATTACCATTCACCTCACAACTACTATTCTTCTTATTACTTTTTAGGGACTGGAGCCATCCAGTCCCATTGTTGATTTAATCATCAGCACTATACACATTGTGAGCAGGTGTTTGAACGAGATATTGATTAGTTGTAAACATAAGCATTAGAACTTTATTAATAGTATCAAGAATAACAACATCCGACTTTATGGATGATTTTACATCGTAATTATACATATTGGTACGAATATTAAGAGGGCATTCATTATAAAACAGATCTGAAATAAGTCCATTTTGTTCAACAGAACCATCTTCTACATTGTATAGGATGGATATGAGGTTTGTATATGCTTCATATAAAATATGTATATAAACATAGCGTCTACTTTTAAAATCAATACATTCTCTAAGCATATCATGTAATACATCAAATGCCATAAAATTAGCACCATATCCTACACCATATTTAGCAGCAGATCTACAGTTAAATATAGCATCTTCTACAGAAGCTTTAAGATTATTACGATCAGCAAGAGTCATTCCACCAATTAAGAAGTCTACCATATTGCCCTTAAAGTTGTTTAACCTTCTCTTAGCATGTTGTACTTCTGTTACTCCTGCATTATCATTCTTAGCTTTCTCTACTTGAGTCTCTAAGTAATTAACCATCATATTGTATGTATCTGAATATACACGATTACCATTCTCATCAACAGTAAACATTTCAGATGGATTAATAACCTTAGTTTTAAGCTGATCTGAAACTACAAGTTCTGCACTTCCACAGAAATCTAATATTGTTTCAGGTGTAGGAGCCAATCCAGCTTCTATATCAGCCTTTTGAATATCAGGATTAATATACTTCTTAATCCATGGAGCACCACACATCTTAGCAATATCCTCATACATATATTCCTGATGAATATCACTTACAATAAGAAGTGGTACGTTAGGTACACTATTCATAAGCCTAATTACAGTCTCAAAGTAAGAACTTGTATCTGGAGATATAGATTTGCAGAATATTACTGTTGGTACTGGTTCATATACACTGCCCTGACGATAGCACCTAATAATATTATTCTCAATAATAGCATCTAACCACCCAAGCATCTCTGGTGTATCAATGGGATCATTAAAGCAATAAATCTTAGGGTTATTAATATTTGCTGTATTATTAGTATGATTATTAACCATGCATGTATTTGCAAATCCAGTATCAATAGTCATACCATCATACTTCTTAACCAGATTATTTACTTCATTAGAAATTCCTACGTCAATATATACATCCATACCAAACTCTTCATAGATAGCTTTAATAGTTCCAGCTATCTCTTCATTATTATTGGTAGATATAAGAGCTATATCATAAATATCATTAATGCTGCATTCCCAACCATTCTTTAAGATTCTAGATTTTGCTTCCTCTACAATCTCTCCAAAATCATGTAATATGTCTGATGGTGCATCATTGGATATGATTGTATTGTCACAAAGAGCATCAAATACAGTCTTACAAAGAATAATTGCTGATGTTGTACCATCACCAACCTCCTTTACGATATACCCAGTAAGATCACTAAGCAAATTCTGAACTGATCGTTCAATTGGATTAAGAAATCTTATATTATTTATAATCGTATGACCATCTTTAGTATGCTCTACAGATATATTATAACTATTCTTATCCATATCTCTAACAAATGCAGTGGTTGAACCTTTTGGACCAAATGACTTTTTTAATGCATCTGCTATAATTGTGAGTGTTTCTCTCTGAACTTCCCGCACTTTCTGTTCTGGAACAATATTAGAGTAAATCTTCATCTGTTGCATCCTCCTCCGTTTTCTTAAATCTAAATTTTACATACCTATATAAATCCATTAAATGAATTATATTTACATCACCAAATAATATGGCTAGAGAACCATTAATCATGTCTCTATCAGGCTCCATATTAAATTTAGCAGCAGCAATATAAATATGCTTTACAGCAAGATTATTATATTCTATAAGATTAGCAAAATATTTTTCATATATTACAGTATAATCTTTAAGATCTATTTCATGTCTTGTAGGTATAATCTTAGCATTAATTCTTGGATTTAGATTGTTTATAAACTCCTTTTCCAACTTATTCTTACACCGCACTACTATATCTAATGATGAAGCATTATTCAATAGAGTAATTAGTAAGGGGAATGTATCATATGCTGTTGCATATGATAACAATTCCTCATAGTTCTCGTCTAATAATTCATAATACAAACTAGTTGTATCTGCCTCTGGCATTATGATTTCTAATGGGTTTATATGAATTCTATTAAGAAGTTTATAGATAACTTTATCTTCATTAGGTTCATTTATAAATTCCTGATCTACATACTTAGAATTAGAGAACTTATCTTTTATAAACCTATACATTGCCAAATCAAGATCAACCAAAAACTCAAAATTAGCTAAGATTACATTATCTTTCTTCATGTAACATCACCTTATTTATGAAACCATAGAATTGGCAATATCATCAAATGTTGCTGATTCATAACCACTTGATGATCCTGTCATATTACCATCTCCAGCTAAAAATGTCTTACTGTTATAATTACCAGACTTAGTATTATTGGTAACAACTCCTACTTTATCGGCAATAGACTTAGTAAGACTATAATGACCTTCACGTTTATACATACTTGCTTCCATTATAGATGAAGCTATAGCATAAGATGATGATTTATAATACTCTTCAAGAACCATCATGAATGTACTCAACTCCATATCATCAAATTTCATAGTAGAATACTTGCCATCACTGTAATTATAGGCTCCTGTATAGAAATCATTCTTGCACTGATATACTGTCTCTGTTACATTGCCAGAAGCATCTGCTGAACTTATAGAAATACATGGCATTGTAGATCCAAACTCTACACCATCAGATACTTTAAATAAACCCTGCTTTGTTTCAATACATACATTATGAACATCATCATCAGCAAGTAATTTATTCTTGATCAAATCAAGAAGAATCTTAGCTTTAGTAAATGAGATATAAACAGATGCCTGATTATCATTATCGTATGAAGCATACTGATCATTAGATCCTCCAGAAAGTTTATTAGCTATAGAAATCTTCATTAATCTATTAAAGTAACTAATGGAGATTCTTGTCTGACTAACTTCTGATTCTGGATTAGAAAATGAAATAGGTGTATAAGTTGTATTAGTGGGCTGATTATCGTTATTATTATTGCTATAGCTTTTAAATGACATAGTTAAATCCTCCTTAGATAATATTATTAAGTTATTTTTATTTAATTCCATGTAATATACAATGTAAAATAATACAAATAATAATGAACAAGATCTAAAGTATTATAAAGTTATATAAAGTGACTATAAATAGGGAAGCAATTAATGCTTCCCTATATAATTTATCAATCTGGGTATATAACTGTAAGCATTGAATTGGTTAAATCTTTAACACTTTTCTCTTTAGCAGCCTTTTGTCTTACATCATAAAGCTCCTGCAATGTATCCACAACCGACTGTCGTTCTTCATTTGATAAATCTTCAGATAAATAATCCTGTAGGATAGCAATATCAGAATTAATTGTTCTAATTATATATAAAAGATCCTCTTCTGTTTGTGCACATCTTAATCTTAAATTAAGTTCATACACATCATTCTTAATTGATCTGATTCCTTTAATTTTAAATTCATTAAACTTCTTTGAGAATCTGCTTGCTACTGCATCAATAACACCTTCAGAAATAGGATCATCCATATTATTAAGTAATCTTAAAGCATAATCAATTTCTCTCTTCTCTAACTGAGATGACGTAAGCTGTTTAGCTTTATTAAGAGTATGAATTGCAGGGAGTCTTCTTACTCCAAATTCTGTTCTTAATCTTAATACCCAACTAAGAGTAATAAAACGATCATCTATATCTTTATTCATATATACAGAAGAATGCATGATCTTTCTCATAGCCGTTTCAAGATATGGTCCATACCCACAACTAGTAACGAATGCATCAGCAATTAATTCATCATTATTATATCTTGTAAATAAAGAACCAGCTTTCATTACTGCATCCTTTAATGCATAACCAAGTAATTCTTTATACCCCTTGGATGCTCTAAGATCAGCATAATCTCCAGTAGCAGCAAAATATAAATCGACTTGTTTACGTACTTCATCAATAGTTTCAGTATCATATACAATATGACCAATCTCATGTAATAATATTGCTGTAAGCTCTTTTTCATCCAAAGCAAGCATTGGATCAAATAACTTGGAATCTAATTCAAGATAGTATTGCTCAATAGGTTTTGTTTTTTCATTACCAATCATCTCTAAAGCATCATCACCATTAAATAATGGGTATACTCTCATACCGAAAAACATCTTATCTGTATTTACAGTATACAGAATATCTCTACATTTTGCTTTAGAAAAGAATCTGTTTATTTCATTTTTTAATTTAGATAATGTACTACCAGAATGATCTGCATCCAGATTAGACAATAACTTTTCCATTATAGAAAAATTAAAATTACTTGCTGTCTTTTCCATTATTAATATCCTCCTTAGACGATAATGTATTTGGTGTCGTAACATTCTTATGCAACACAGGATCATAATGAGTATATACAGATCCTAAATCATTCATAGGGTAGTTATTCTTTGGTTTCTCTAATGAATAATCCATATTTACAACAGAACGTTTATCTATTATATTAGACAATTTTAACACCTCCTCAAACAAATAAGTTTTATTTATTTGTTCAATCTATGCTCTTGGTATAAAATATATCCAGGTAGGATAATACCTACCTGGATATCTAAATCTAAAAACTAATCTGTTGTAGGAAGCTCATTCGGAGTAGCTACATTCTTTCCTGTTGCTGCATCATAATGTGTATATACAGAACCAAGATCGTTGTTAGCATACTGCGGTCCAATCGGATCAATTGCAGGAAGATGCTCACGTAATCCACTCGGATTAGCAACAAACAATCTACCCTGTACCGGCTGATAACTAAAGAATTTATATCTCTGGAATGCTGTCAGTGCCGGAAGCGCCGGATTCTCAGCATCACGGATCTCATTACTGATATACATCTGATAATCATACAGACGATATACGATACGATCAGTATTCTTCGGAATCAAAAGTACAATAAGGTTATCATTTGTAAATAACTTATCTGATGACAGGAAGTTGTAAACTCTATGATCAGAGCTTACTACAGTCTTCTTAAAGTCAAGCTCAATCGGTCCTACACTTGTAGGAGTACTATAACTATACTCTACAGGAGTAATCTGACGGATAATTGCAGGACGACCAATAATGCAAATCTGCATATTCGGGTCACGAAGAACAGTAAGTAAGCCAGTAATATACTGCTCAAGAGTGTTCATGAATGTACGCTGTAACCACTCAAGATGATCAGAGTAATATCCCTCTCTCGGAGCGAAATCAATTGTCTTAGCAAGCTTATGCTCATCATCCAATCTCATGAATGACTCATCGAGCTGCTCATGAATATCATCATCCTTAACATTCTCAAGAATATCCTTGATCATGCTCATGTACTTAGTAACCTGATTAATTCCATAAGAAGCTCCGATATCCTTTACCTCCTCAGGAGTGATCGGAATGGTAATTCCATCATTCTCAGGAATCTGTACGAACGTTGTACGCTCTGACCACTCTACGCGGTTAGTCTTAAGCATACGAGAAGATGCATCATAACGAGCCCAAAGCTTAACAGCCTTGATCTTTCCACCAGAGTTGATCTCAAACATATTATCCATCTGAGTAGCAAAGATAGAGTCATGGAATGCCTCCTGCTCTCCATCAGCATTTGTTACCAGAATATCTACAGGCTTGGTGATAATTCTGTTGTACTCACCATATCCCGGATTGAACTCGGCGATCCATGGCTTCCAAACAAGAGCCACACCATCTTCAGATGCCTCACTCTCAGTGATCTCACCGGTAGAGGAATCAATGGTAATAACCTCAGTTCCAGCCTCAACATAATCCTCAATAGCAACAGCAGAAATATGAGTTGCTACAGACAAATTGTGACTATGACGATCTACATGGAAATACTCATTCAGAATATCAATTGTCTGCATCTCAGGAAGAGCAATCTCAACCTCGATCGGCTTATTAGCTGACTTCCAAGCTGCAAAGATCTGATTCTGTTGGTTAGCAATATCAATCTTCTTTCCTTCTGGAGTAACCATAAATCTGGTCTCCATTGTCTCTGTCCATGACGGACTCTTAGCAACAAAACGCGGTACTGCCTGAGCAAATACACAATTCAGCATAAGATACTTATGCATCGGAAGTGACAGACCTACCAACGGGTTATAACTAGCCATACCAATATTTCCGTTCTCCTGTACAGCCTGCATATCTGAGGCGAACGCTTCATTCATCATCTTCTGATGATCTTCATATTCCTCAGTACTCATCTGTTCTTTACAAATTGCAGAATTCTCTACGAAGAATCTCTGCAAAGCGTCGCGATTACCAGGAATGGACAGTGCACGAACTGGCTCAAATCCATAATCTACGCGATTTTCACGAAGCATGTTCTGCTGCGTATCCATAAATGAAGCAGCATATGCATACATGGGATCTTTCGACATATTACCCATGTTAGGATTTTTTCTTTCTCCTACAACTGGCATAATTAAATTTACCTCCTTGTAATTATTGAATAAAGTTAATTATTTATATAAATAATTAGGTTATTCTTGCCTAAATATTTACTATATTGTTAGAATTTACTGTTCTGGATTTGTTTGTTTTACTGGTTTTTGTATCAATCCTTTTAGCATTGAATTAACTTGCTGGAGCATTAATAAACACTGTTTATAGTTGGATAAATTTTCTACATAAGTTCTAGCAACATAAGTTGTGGTAATTGTATAATTTACAATATCCTTAAGCTCTGTTAACTTTTCCTCTATAAAATCAATAATCCTTATATTATCAAATGTCTTATTAATCTTTTCTACATCCTGAATTATAGTGTCTACAGTTCTATATAGATCAATATAGTTTCTTAAGAGTTCAGCATTCTTAATAGCCATCTGTTGTGGGGTTAAATCAGAGAATAGATTCTTTTCCATTGATGCTAAATCTTTAGGATTGTCGTCATCTTCGGCATTATCCCCTTCAGAATCATCATTGTTCTCATCATCGCCATTATCAGCATTATCGTCATCGCCAGTGTCGTCTCCACCATCATCATCAGTCTCGGCAGTATAGTCGGTAGTTTCTCCACCTCCTCCACCACCACCGGTAGTTCCACCACCACCAGCATCGTCAGTACCTTCATCCCCCCCAGTGTCATCTCCATCATCTTCTGTTTCTGCTGTATAGTCAGTGGTCTCTCCATCATCTCCTCCACCTTCATCGTTAGTGCCTTCATCTCCGCCTGTATCATCACCACCAGCATCGTCAGTACCTTCATCCCCTCCTGCTTCAGTATCATCGTCATCTATATCTTCGGCAGTATAATCAGTTAGATCATCTTCATCTCCTCCAGTACCACCACCTGTATCATCATCTGTTGCTGGAGCATCATCGGTTGATTCATCATCTTCTCCTGTATCATCAGTATCTTCTGTGGGTTCTGTATCATCTCCACCTTCATCGGTACCAGTATCATCATCTGGAGTATCTAAATCATCATCAGTTTCGTCAGTATAATCTGTGGTATCATCTCCACTATCTTCATCTGTACCAGTGTCATCTTCAGTATCTGCTGGAACATCATCGGTTGATTCATCATCTTCTCCTGTATCATCAGTATCGTCATCATCCATGTCTTCAGCAGTATAATCATTTAAATCATCCTCATCATCTTCAGGAGATTCATCTTCTGCTGGATCTGTATCTTGCGTATCGTCAGTTGTTTCTTCACCATTGTCATCATTCTGATCTGCTGTATAATCAGTCTGATCATCATCGTCTACATTTTGACCATTAATCTCTAACTCATTAAAGAAAGTTCGAGATTCGTCTAATCCACTAAAATTTAATAACATAATCGAACCTCCTTATCAATCATTAGCACCATTAGGTTTATCAGTAGAATTAGGAACTCTCATGTCATGCTCTACATTCATCTTATACTTAATTCTCTGATGCTGTCTTTCTAGATTTCTCTGAATCTTTTCTAAGTCTCTTACTTTCTTGAGATCATTATTGTTTTCTGCCTGAGAAATGTATCTCTCGCACATCTTAAGCTCAATTTCAATATCATCAAGAACTAACTGCCTCTCTTTATTCTGCATCTTTTTCATACAGATAAATGTACCAAGAGCTCCAATAACAGCAACAGCTGGATTAATAGCCCAAGCCGCACCTGTAGCTAAAGCAAGTTTAATACATTTAGAAGCAGATGGAATAATACGACCTTTAATAACTGCTTCTCTATTACCATTCATTACAGCTTGTTCCATACCCTTAGATACATTATTTACTGAAACATCTATTTCGTTAGATATTTTCTTTTCTTTATCAGATAATTTAAGAGCTGTTCGTTTAAGATTATTGATTGCTAATTTTAATGTATTAGTAAACTCCATTTCTGTTACATAAGTTTCTTCTCCATTAATATTAGCCAACTCTTGTAATGACTTGATATATATCATATTTTCTTTCATGGTCTTAGGTTCATGAGTAGATCCAATATTAGAGAATTTATAGATATTCTCATTAAGACAATCTATTCTCTTAGATTCCTCTACAGAACGATTATTTAATCTACGAAGATTATCTCTTTCTACAGTAAGAGCTTCGCATAACTTTTTACGCTCATGTAATACAGGAACAGTGATAACAAAATCTGTTGCTACATCAATATCATCATTTGATAACTTGAGAATATTATCACAAACCATACCATCTAAGTTATCATCTATAAGTGTTTCTGAAAGTGTAGTCATAAGATTAGCCATTACACAAATAGATGCTCCTGTAGTATATGATGCTTCATCCATCTTTTCATCATCAAAATCAGTATCCCAATCATCATCATCAAAGTCCCAATCATCGTCATCTAAATTATAATCGCTATCGTCAAAATCATCATCGTAATCATAAGCTCCACGCTCATCATTTTCTTCTTCTGAGAAATTATTACGATCATATTCTCTTAACTTCTCAAGATCTTTCTTTAATTCATCTCTATATTTTGTATAGCGATCCTTATCATCATCATTCTTAGCTTTATCAATCTTACCCTTAACAGTCTCTAATTCTTTTGTATAAGCATTAATAATCTTTTCCATCTGTTTACGTTCAAGAGTAAGTTTAATAATCTGATCTGTAATTAATGTAACTACTCCCAAGATAGGATTAATTGCTACAGTACTTATGATGAATGAAGCTCTAATAATACTAAAGATAGATGGAAGTTCATTAATAATCTGAAATGGAGTTCTAGTAAAGATCTTATTAACTAATCCTTTCAAACTAATAATATTCTTATTACCATCCTTTTCTTTAGCACAATTATCTCTGAACTCATCTACCATCTGTTTAACTTCTTCATCACGCTTCTCTTCTGGATTACCATGCTTAGCATTATATTTAAGCATTTTATTAACTTCTTTAACATCTTTCTTAACCTGCTTCTTAGCATGTTTGATATCATTCTTCTTCTGATTTAGAGTCTTTTCCAAACTCTCAGTAAACATATTTAAATCATTTCCAAATCTATCAGGATCTATAAAATCTATACTAGTATCTTCATCACTTACAGGAATTTGCCACATATACGCAGAATCATTAAAATCACATTCTTCAAATAATACAGATGATGTAGAAAGTGATTTAATATCAGAGATATCATGCTCACTTAATCCTTTACGGAAAATAAAATAATCTGTAACAGATTCAATTATCTTCTCAGGTTCAGTATAGATATGATTCTTAGCAAGACTATAATATGAAGTCTCTAATGCGGCACTATATCTTGCTTTAAATGAAGAATTATATTGATCGACACATTCTGCTATATCATAGCATGTCTGATAAATATCTCCCTCATTAGATTCTACTATGTAATCAATATCAAAATTCTTAGAAATCTTAGAGTAATTCTCTAATACTCTATCACATTGTTTAGCTTTAGATGCTGCTTCATATAGCATATTAAAATACTTATCTACTACTTGCTCATTAGCAACTCCTGTAGAACCACCACCAGAAGCTATTCCAGCTTTAGTAATGGTATTAGTAATATTTCCTATAGCAGATGTAATAGCATTGTTTACATTACCAAGCTTATTATTAATCTTAGTAGTTATTTTAGTTTTTAATCTTGAATTCTTATACTTAATAGAATTCATTAACTGTGTAGCATCTCTAACTTTATCTACATTTTCTAACAAAAAATAACACTGAGTCCTAATTACAGACTCATTAGAATTAAGGAATAACTCTGAAAATACATCTAACGCTTTATTAAATGCAGCATTAGAATTCTCTGAAAGATTTTCTAAATTCTGAATGGTATTTATTGCATTATTCTCACAAAATACTCCATTCTCAGTATAGATTCTAGACTCACCAATTACAGAACCTTTGGCTTTAAATTTATCGGTTCTCATACTCTGACGTCTATTGATATCATCAATAGTAATCTTCATATCATAACCTCCTTTCACCGGTTAGTATTACTATAAAGTTAACAGATTTGGTACCCACTCTAGAACATAAATATAAGTATCGATACATATAAAAATCCTAGGAGGTAATGAATATGAATGATAGAGCTATTGGCAATATTATTCTGGAAGGAGCCAGCACCGCTGAAGATGCAGTGATTACAGATTGCTCTAATAAAAGGGTAATTGCCGAAGGAACACTTCAAGATATGGATAAAGAGAATAGAAATAGAAGAATTTATGCCAAAGCTGATCTAGTACCTGAGATTAATGGTGATCGTATGAAGGAGCTTATTAAAGCTAAACAGTTCTGTGGAGAATATGGTCATCCATTATCTGATGATTTAGTTAGACAGCAGACTATTGATCCTAAGCTTGTATGTGTTAGATTTATAAAAGTTTGGGTTGAAGGTAATTTGATTAAAGCCCAATTTAAGGGAACCAATAATGATTATGGTAGTTATTTTGATGCTGATCTGCGTGAGGGTTGTTTACCAGCATTCTCTTTAAGAGCTCTTGGCACTATAGATAATATACAGGGCAAAGCTTATGTTAAAGGAATCAAAATTATTACATGGGATAGTGTAATTTATCCTTCACATAGGGTAGCTTATACTGAAAAGATTGTTACTGAATCTGCTATAGATGGTAAACCATCATTTGAGAATCAGATAGTTGTACCTGAAAATGATCCCGGAACAATTATTACTATTACTAATAGCGATGCTATGGAAGTAATTAATCGTCTTCAGAGAGAGTCTGCAAACTTAACAACGATTGTTGAAACATTTGATGGTATTTATGATAGAATTGATCTATTAAATGAGAATAGTTTACGCATGACTTCAAGATATGGAGATAAGATTATTGTTAATTTAGAGCAACACGTTAGTAATCTTATTATGGATTATGTATTTAAGATGTAAAAAATAATAAAAAAATTTAAGCCATAGGGTAATTCCCTATGGCTTATGTTTTGACTGTTTACTCATCATCATCAGGTGTTTCTTCGTATATATAACAAATTTTAAATGAGAGAAGTCTTAATGCAGCTTCACTCATATAGCAGCTCTCTACATGATCCATATATTTAGCATCCATATAAGATACAATGTAGCCATTTGCAATCCCATCAAGAGTACTGCATTTAACTCTTTCTATCATTATGATACAATCATCATTAATTTTGATAGTATAAAATTTAATATCTGGAGCATAGTGGTCGTAATCTCTCATTAAAACATTATAGTCACAAAGCCTAATCATATCAGTAGACCATTGGCTTATTGGTGTATTTTTGAACTCATTAATAATACATTTTGTTACATTTTTTATTGCCGTGTAGTTAATATTGGTAATAATCATGATCTTTCTCCTTTAAATAGTTTTTAATGGAAACTTAAACTTATTGCTCTACGTATTGATTCTAAAGCAGATCTGTTATACTCTAAATCCCTTTGTCCGTCTACTTTGACTACATCAACATTAGGTTTAGAGTTAGAAATATATTTATCATTGTCTGATAAATAATCTTTCTCTTTCTTGTTTTCTTCAAACTTTTCAGCCATCTTATTCATCTCCTTTCTATATACACATTATATTTTTTTGACCACCATTTATAACTATAGAATATTCAGAACCTTCATTGTTATACTCTATAGAATTATAATAATGTAGAGAATACTTATAAAAATTATCATAAGCCCATCTGTTAAATGACTCTATATCTATCCAGTACCAATTGTTAATGTCATATGAATTACGTATATATATCTTACTTCCATTTAAAGATATTGATATTCGTATTTTCTTTTTATCACTGGCAATGCTAAGTAAATCATCCTCAATCTTAGAGAAAGTTTTAAAGTCATATACGATCTCTCTTATCACTATGAGATAATGCATAAATATGGATCTTCTTTTATATCCACGATTCACAGGATCATAGACAGATAAACGATTATTATATGATAATGCTATAAATTCTGCCATATCTATACCAAAATTATTCAGAATATCAATCTGATTATTGGCAAGATATATAACTGTTTCTACTTCAACTGCTGATTCTATATTTAATCTATATGAACGATTAGAAGCAATCAACACGTAATCAACTACTTGATCTTGATGATATAATTCATGAATGATTGTCTCTATTATAGTACAATAATACTCATATTCAGAATTAACAAATCTGGATATTACTTGAGGATAGATCTCGACAATATTAGGACTGAACGATGATCCACCTATTTCAGATTCCGCTAAGCACAACCAGTTTATTTTTAGTACTGCTATATTGCATGTATTAATTTTGCCATTATAATAATTAAACACCCTCCTTATAAAATTTTCAACATATTCTTTATTTATCATTTTTTATCACCTCACTTTAATATATAATATATCCTTCAAAGTAATATTGCCAGATTAAACACTTTAATAATATTAAAGGAGGTGCTTAATATGTATAAAGATAGCAACGTTCCAGCAAATAGAATGTCTAAACTCTTAGATAAAATAGAACGTAGACTTGGTACAGTCTTGCTTAATCTTCCTGAGACTATAGGAAAAGATTATTGGGTGCGTATAATTGAAGATGATTCACTCCCAGTGTTTAGTAGATTCTTCCCATATAAAGTTATTACAATTATAGACCATACTTGTGAAAAAGATGGATTCTATTTTATTGATAAAGACTTACCAGAAGGTAGTATAATCTTAGGTGTTAAAGATGTAGATTGGAATGCTTATCGTTGTAATAATGGATATGATAGGTATAACTTCTTATCTACATATGGAGCTGATGAAGTAGCATTGACTCAGGTATCAGCAGATTATATGTCTTTCTTTAATTTAGGAATCTATATAGAATTTTTACCTCCTAACAAGATTAAATTAGTTTCAGTAAATGGATCATCTGTTACTAGATTTAGATCATTTCCACTAGGAGTATTTATTCAGCATCCATCTAATCTTATGACTATATCACCAACAATGATGAATATATTTGAAGATTTATGTACTGCTGATGTAGCAACTTTCTTATATGAACAGCTTAAACACTTTGATGATACTGAAACCTCATTCCTTACCCTTAGTCTTAAATTAGAGACTATTCAGGATTGGAAAAATAAAAGGGATGATATTATAAGTAGATTGGATGAAGCTCATACCACTACAGCAAATGAAGATCAGATATTAATTATGACAGTTTAAAATTACAGGTGGGTAAATCCCACCTGTATTATCTTTCAGTTGCATTTACTTTGCTAAAGAAAGAACTATTATTTGAATTATTGTAATTATTTCTATTACCATTTTTAGGTAATGAATTAAATGAAACATAATTAGTTCCATTTTCTGGTCTGCCTAAATATGATAATAATCCTTGAGCTGCAAGATACATATTGAAATTAGATATAAAGTAATTAAACGATAAGAATTTATTCACATCAATAAAAAAATTTACTGCATCACTATTCATATAAAATCTAACTCCAGTTATATAATTACCATTATCATACTTTACCACCGCAGGTTCTATCTCAATATATTTACCAAATGATATATCTATTTTTTCACTATATGTTTTAGTTGGTACCATTGCTCCATTACTACTTTTGGCAAATATTGATTTGGCTCCGGTAAACCATTTTGATGCTTTATTCAATTTAAATTGTAAAAAATATATGTCATTCTGTGTAATCTGAATTTGATCTTTGAATCCATTATTATCTTTCCTTACTGATTCTATCTGTAAGAAATAATCAAAATCTCTGTTTATGCTTACAGCAAATCCATTCTTAGCAGAATATCCAAATTCTTTATGATAATTTTCTTTACCTCTATTTTCTGTATATCTATTAAGTCTTACTACAAACTTAACTACCCAATCTTTGTTCAACCAAAATACTGTATCTGAAATACGGTCATAATCATTATGAACTATAGTAACCATCTCAGCCATCATAACACCCTCTATCAATACTATCATTACTTAAAAGTTTTACACTATATAAAATCAAAAAAATAATACTATAGTTAGATGGATTGATCGGGCAAGGATTAACCTTGCCCAAATCCATCAAAGTAGTAGTATGCCGAAAACTGTTAATCGTCCTCAAGAGTTACAAGAGTAAGATTAACGAAACTGTCAACTTCTTTAAGGTATTCGTCTTTGCTATTATACAATACACGAATATACTTCCCTTCAATGTTAGAGTCGATTCTGAAGCAGAAATCAAACTCTTCTTTCTGATCTTCAGGAATTTCGATCTCCGTCATAAATATATTCTTTTTTGTACATTTAGCATCCCATTCTTTTAACGCTTTAGATACGGCTCCATTTGTAAGTAACCAGAGAAGGCAATCTACCTGTTCTCTGGTTGTACCATTATGCCTTCCTTTGATAAACTTATAATGTTTATTCAATTTATTAACTCTCTTATCAAGAGTTGCTCCAGGCATTGGATCCTTCCTTTTTGCATTGGTAGGATTGTAGTTTGAATAATTAAGTTTACCAATATTTCCATATTGTTGTGGTGCAAACTGCTTAATTGGTGCCGGATAATATGGATTACCGAATGCATCATACATAACCTGCTGCTGATACTGCTGTGGTACAGGCTGCTGCTGACATGAATTAGCATGTTCATGATGATGGTGTCCGCAGCATGGATTTACATGCGCAGACTGCTGTGGAGGATTATTATCTTCTCTAACAATGAAGTTATTGATATTAAATCCTAATCCTCCTAAATCCTTGTTAGCACTGGAATTCTGATGTACCGTATTAATCACCTGATCAATACTAGGATTGCTTACAGGCTGTTCAACAACGGCTTCTTTTTCTTTAGATGGTTCCTGCTTGGACTGTTGCTTTTTAAGCGGCTCATCCTTCTTCTTAGAAGTTTCTGCCTTGTTAGTTTCATCCTTCTTAGGCTGATCCTTTGGAGCACTGTCAACAATCAATTTAACTGTTCCCTGATTATTTGTCCCCTCATTATACTGATTCTCTAAAGACTTATCAGTAATCAATTTAACTGTTCCCTGATTATTAGATTCTTCTTCCATAAATGAAAGAACAGAATAAACAATGTTGCAAAATTCTGATAAGCTAATAACTCGTACATTCTCCAGTTGTTTATCAAGACATGCAAATGCATCAACGATATCAACACCATTCTTTAATGCATTATTGATACTGAAAGCTACAGAAGCAATATTTAATTTACCTTCTCTATAACTATCCTGTACTTCATCTGCAAACTGGACATTTGCGTTGCTAAATCTTAATGTTGCACTCTTTGCAATATCTACTACATTTTCTTTTCTCATTTTATTTTCCTCCTTTTTAATAATGCATACTACTTTATTACTCCTATATTATACAATTAAAAATAATATTATTAATTCATTTTTTAAACACTGGCATACACATTACTTTCTTAACTTTGTACTTATCCCTTATAACAGCAGCTCTTTCTTGTATATCTATATCTGGCATTGCTACATCTCTACATGATTTAGCATATGTAGAGAATACAGGTTTCTTAGCAGAATAGTATCTTTTAGTAAAATAGAATCCTTGATCTACTAAATCAAAATAGAAAGTATCATTAGCTCTACATCTACCAAGAGTTTGTCTTGCTAATACAGAAGACTTAAATGGTTCAGCTAAATTTATAGTACAACACAAGTCTGCTATATCTTGAGCAGCACCGCAAGATTTAGTTGTAGATAATATGATCTTCTTATACAAATTTAACTCTTTAGTTTCTTTTTCAGATAAACTAGTATACACCCCCACGCTATTAACTAAAAATGGGAAATCTTGAATTATGTGATCTCTAACTCTCATAATGCCTGCGTTGGTGCCTATATAAATAAGAATCTTGCCATTCATCGGTAAAACCATTTCTATTAATATAGTTACCATATCTAAAAACATAGGTCTATTTACTATATAATCAACATATCTATTTCTATCAAATCCATAAGCATTCTTACATTTATTTATATCCATAGGTGATGGGTGTGAATTAAAATGGAAAGCTACATAATTAACATGTGGATCAGTATCTTCATTAAATAAGACTATAGATGGAATATTTTTAAAATATAATTGATAGATACTATTCTCATCTTCATTAGATCTTTCTGGTGTAGCGGTAAGATATATAGTCTTCTTTGTATTTGAATGGTAATCAATTTTTGACATGTTATCGAAATACAAATGAGCCTCATCAAATACTTTTAATGAGCATTTTAAATACTTAAAAAACTCATCTACTTTATCCCATCCATTCTTATCTCCATAAGATTTTATAGTAGAATGAGAAACTAAGAATATTTGATAATCTAATGGATTTCTACATTGTAATTTGGATATAGATCCTGCTCCAGAAACAGTAAATATCTGATTATCATTCAATGGAGTATACTCTAATATTCTAGCTCTCCATTGATCTAACCAATTTAATGAGCTAGTAATAATTATAGCTCTAGCTCCAGTAAAACATATTGCTCCTACAGTGACAAATGTTTTACCAGATCCAGTTGATGAATTTACTGACAATTGGGATTTAGTTCTTGTATATATATATTTACCATCACCAATTAAGAACTTTAATATCTCTACTTGTCTATCATCTTTAGTAAGATACTTTATAGGTATAGGTTCAGTATCCACATATGGATCACATTGTTTATCAACAATAGCATTGCAGCAAAACATATTCTCCAAATAACCAATATCTAATCCTCTTGGAACTATAAGTTTTCTTTTTTCATCATCATATTCAATAAATCGTATAAATGATGTATGTCTTAATTTATCATATACTGAAAAACAATATTCTAACCTTGGGCAATCTCCCATGTCATAATTATTTATTTCTATTCTAGAATGTTTTAATACTACTTTATTTTGCATTATACCTCACCTCTCAGTATTAGTCATTATTATTAAGTCTGTATAGTGATAAAAAATAATAAACTGTGGGAATTATATCCCACAGTTTATCATCTGTTAAATTATTTTGCCTCGTTTTTATCTACAATTTTAACCATATCAATGGTTTTAGCGTAATCTCTAATATTAACATCTTCTTCATCTACTAAAATATCTTCCTGCATATATACCTGTGGCTGTTCATGGAAGAATAGATCGAAGAATGATGGTGCGTTCTTAGTAAATGTTAATGGGTTATACAATACTTTATTGAGATCTTTATAAAGTAATGATACAATAACGCTAGGATTATTTGTAAGTGCTTGATTAAGTGTAAGAATCCTATACTGAGCATTAGGATCATTCCAATTTGGTTTCCTCAAAATGTCATCTTTGCTAACAATTTGATTAGCCAAAATAACCTCAAGATGAATAGCATCAACATCAAGATTTCCTTCAATTACTAAATCGACTATAGACTGTAATGCTTCATCTTTAGTCATATTCCCAGTAATATCAGATTTGTTAAGTATATTGATAATACCATCCATTGTCTTGGAGATCTCACTGTTATTGATTTTGATATAAAATAATGGTTCATCCTGTAAAGAATCTAAAGGAATATTTACTTTATTATCATCATTCTTAGCTTTTCTTCTAATAATAGAATTAAGCTCGTTAGAGATATATAAAGACTCATCAGATTCAGAACCAAATTTTACCATATTACCATTAGGATATTTGATATAGAAATGAGTTATATACTCATTATAAGTAATACTGTCTTCAGCATCAATCTTATTTCCGTCATCATCATACTTAACAGTATCTTCTTCATCATTAACTAAGTTTACATCATCTGGATCTATAATCATTGTATATTTTCTAAGATCTGGAATACTGTCTTCTAAGTCGCTTATAAGACTAATACTATTTATATCAATCTCAAATAACTGGTCGAATTCTTTATTCCACTTAGTAACAATAATTTTAGTTTCCAAAAGATGCTTAGCTGATAACAAAGTTTGTGTAAGCATTGATGATAAGATCTCAGCTGCAATCTTGCCGACATTGATGTCTCTATTAGTCCAATATAGATCACCATAACATTTTCTACAAATACCATGACCAGAAGATAAACTGGCACATGTCATTGGAGAGTGTAAGAAGATAGTCTTCCCTATGAGAGAAGTATCTTTATCATCTAAGATATGATCCATTCCAAAAGGATTATATCTGAAATTACGATTCTTAACCATGCTAAGATGTTTAGCCGTCTTTATCTCAAATCTGATAAAGTGTCTAGACATACACTGATATGTTTCTATTGGATTAAGTATGGTGTCTGTATTATTTAATCCAAGTAATCTAGCAATGTCTCCAGAGTTTCCTACATTGATTTTCGATAACTTCTGAGCAGTTCTTGCAGTTGATGATTCAATATAGAAAGCTACAGGTTCATTAACACCTCCATTGCTAAATGATTTATTTATAATATATGGGTATACAGTATCATATACTGATTTGGTTCCAATATTAATTCTAGACTCTTTATACTGTCTAGGATTGATTGCCTCGGATGCTCTGAATGAATTCGTTAACCCATGCTCATAGCCAATATACTTTTTAGAATTCTTTATGATTTCAATAGTTCTATCTGCTATAGCCTGACCAGCATCCTTAACATCATTGATAGGTACATTTGCAAATGATGTATGCATAAGATCATAATACTCAGGACATGCTTCCATGAGAGCAATATCATCTTCATTATTAATAGTATTTGCTAAATAATATGCAAACGGCTCTATCTGTGAGAAGTTCCAAGTTCCATCAGCAATAATATTATTAAGTTCATAATTGCCGATACTAATCTTGTTATCTATTGTAAGCACATAATCATCTATAAACTGTTTGATATTTTTGCGCTTTAATTCAGGAGACCAAAATATATTACGTGGACTGATCTTGCCATTGGTTTTTAAGATCATACTCCACATGAATAAACAATACCAATAATCTATGAATGATAATTCGCACCAAACATCTCCTCCCCAAGATATAGTAATCTTGGTATCATGTACATAGTCTGTTTCGATACCATCTTTTAATATATTGCTTATACCAATAATATGGTCATCAATATTAGATGCAGTAATATCATTTGGCACCATAATTGCAATGGCGCTATATTTACTTACAGCATCTCCGTAAATAAAATAGTTCTTATAATTTTGTAGTGGCTTATACTCCACTATATTAGTTTCTGCCATATTAAATCACTCCTTTACATATACTTTACTTACTTCTTCCATATAATAATATACAACAGAAATCAAATTTTGTCAGTATATATTATATTAAATTGTTTCAGCACATATAAAAACGAAAAGATTTCCCGGTAGCATCTAGCTACCGGGGTCAAGGAGATTTTTGGTAACAAAACTACTTATTAAATAAGTTGGGGAAATTTGTTAAACAAAAATAAAGAAAAACAAATTCTACTAGTTTACATCTGATCATTTTTGATGACAGCAACTTAACTTGTAGATATAATGTAGCCTCCTGCCTGCTACTTACCGGTAGCTATACTAACACCTCTTGAGATTCATTACTGACTACTGGGTCTATGACCTATCTCAATTAGCTACCCCATAATCGGTATCGTTATCCGATCAACGTCAATCCTTAATTAATTCGCTTGCTGTACGAAACTACTCGTCAGGAACATAGAAAAATTCTATGCTATTCCATTGATCATCCTAACTGTAGGCTGGATTCTCACCAGCAGCAGAAATGAAAACGGTATATTGTAAAGGCACGAAGTAAATATACCAAATCGTTACTACATTCACGTTCGGGGTTGGGGTTATGACCGCAAATGCAGTAACGAAGTACTTGTAAACGCTGTAACACATCTACAAGTAAAGCAATAGCAAAAAGGTAATCGTTACTACATTCACACTCGGGTTGGGGGTTGAGCATAAATGCAGTAACGAAATACTTGTAAACGCTATGACACGCCTACAAGTAAAAACTAGAATATTATCGCGATTTATCTAGATAGCTATGCGTTGCTACATCTCAGTTTTTAAATCCATAAACTTTAACCGGTTCACAATCTACAAACCATAGATAACAGGAGAAGCAAGCCATCAAAGAACACCCATTATCCATATTTTATGGATCATATTCTGAACGCCAGTCTTCTCGTAACTGACAACGCCTGTTCGATATATCAACAAGAAACTTCACCCTTAATTTACGCCGGTTACTGCACAGGTTGTTATTCCTTTTTATATTCCCTACATATGTAGGGATGAATCAATGAAAAAAGAGAGACTGCTCGCCCGCCCGCATGTCCGACATCACACATATAGTTTTGGGTTTCTATATGCGGAATACTTAATTAGGATTCGAACCTAGAAACTAATATTTATTATTCCATGCATCCTTTAGCATGATTAAGTAATTTTAATTAGAATAATTATTTCCACTACATACTTGTTATAGTAGTGGTAAAAAAATATTACGGAGGATTTTACTCCTCCGTAAATACCTTAAAATAAAGTGGCTAGTTTATTTCTTGGCTTCATTGAGTTATTGTTGCCCTACTTAGATGTTAGTAATGATTTTATCTTTTTATAACTTGCATTACCATAAATTCCATCCTGAGTAAGACCATACTTTTTCTGGAATGCTTTTAATGCAGTCTCAGTCTTAGCTCCAAATGAACCATCCACACTAATACCAGAATTCATTACATAATTTAAATCATGCTGAAGTAATGTAACCTGTGCTCCACTAGAACCTTTCTTTAAAGTTGGTTTAGCTGCATCAGGAGCGATGCTCTTAGAAGAATTTGTTTTTGTATTTGATTCTAAAGTAGATGAAGAATCATACTTTGGTCTACCATAGCCAGCAATTCTACTATAAGTAAGAAGATACTGTTTCTTTGCAACACAACCGCCATTTGCTACAACTCCAGCACCAGAAGATGTATTACCTTCAATAGTATATATAGATATAGAATCAACTTTATATACTAATCCTGTATGACAAATCTTTCCTGAAGAATTCTTAAAGAATACCTGATCACCAATCTTTGGATTACTAGTATACCAAGCATTTTTCTTCTTATACATATCAGCAGACGCTATAGTATAATCATTAAAATCTCCAGCAAGAAGTTTCTTAGCATTAGTAATACCATATGCTTTATAAAAACACCAATCAACAAAACAATCACACCAGAATGCTGGGTAATCCATTACTGAAGGATAAATCTGATGCATCTCTTTTCCATATTTAGTATAATTCTTATCACCTGCATTGGCTGTCTTATCATATAGATCTTTGTCGCTTTCTTTTTCAAGATAACCAACTTCTGCTTCAGCAATTTTTATAACTTTATTTACAGTATTAGCCATATTATTATACCTCCTTTAAAGATTAAATAAAAATATAGCGTTATTGCTATTAATTTAGTGTTGTTTATTTGAGCGAAGTATTTGCGGTAGGATAAACCCTACCGCTTTACTCCAGCAATTTATTAAAAGTAAATTAATTTATTTTACATCTTAATCATTGGAAGTGCAGGCATCTTACGCATTGCTTTAATGTGCTGCTTCTGGCTTCTCTTTGCTACAAGACCAGCCTTATTACCATACTTCTTAAAGATTGCATTACGAAGCTTACGCTCCTTAACTCTATTAAGAGCTAACTGATGGAATAATGGATCATTCTTTTCCTTAGCAATTACGATAGATGCTAAGTGAGCTCTACGTGTCAAATCATCATCCTTATTAAGACGAACGTATGTCTTTTTACTCATCTTTCTAGCTTCATCTAATTTCTGTAACTGACCTGACTCCATGAAGTTATTTAATGCTTCCTCTCCGCCATCAAAGTATACCACAGATTCAAGAGCTGACTGCATCATAATATTCTCTACATCTGATGCGATAGCTTCGATACCTTCTGGGGTATCCGGATCTTTATTAAGTACTTTATCTAATTCATCTGAAACTGGGTTGGACATGCCAGCACCACACTCATCTTCTTTTAAAAAAATCATATTTAATTTTCCTCCTTATAATTTTATTTATAATTCTCAGCTGAATTATTTACTAAGATGTTGTTAGCTGAGGTTTATGATTTTTTATTCGAGCTTAAACTTTGAAGTAATCATATATTATAATTATGAATAAAAAGAAAGGAGATTTTATATGGAAATACAAACAGATAGTATTAACCTAAAACCAATCCAGGAGTATCGTCAAATAATGATTGATGGTTTAAGACATTCATTTCCGGGATTGAATGTGGAAGAATTATCTAAAGCAATTGATTGGTCTATTAGTAATAGATTATATAATGGGCCAGCAGTCTTAGATAATAATTACACTAAGCAAAAAGCAAATGGAACGGTTCTAGATATATTACGTTATATAGAAAGACTAGAACCAATAAAGACATCTAGTGGGGTATTATTTAAACAAAGCAAAGAAGCAGATAATCCATTTGATAGAATGATAGCTGGATTTCTAGAGAAGCGAGGTCAATATAAGGATAAAATGTTTAAATACCCCAAAGGTAGTTATGAATTCGCTAAGTATAATCTATTTCAAATACTTGAGAAAAAGAATGCTAATGCTTGTTATGGATGCTTAGGAGCTCCATCATCAATGTATTATAATATATACGTAGCGGAAGCAGTAACAAGACAGGGAAGATCATATATATCTTGTAGTATTACTCTATTTGAATCATTGCTTGCTAATAATGTGAAGTTTAATAACTTAGATGAAATTATCACATTCATTAATAATGTGGAGCATGAGAAACCAAATAGAAAGTGTTTAGATAGTGCTATACTTGATATGGATATTACTGTAAATGAATGTTTCTATAAAGTAATGACTACTGTAGATCCTACAATATGGATTCCTACAGAAAAAGAGATGAGTCTTGTATATGAATATATTAGAGGATTATCTCAAGAAGATATAAACAGAGTATATTATAAGAATAACTTATATACGTTCTGTGATCTACCAATTGTTTCAGATCTTATCATTAAGATTCTATCTAAACTTGGAGGACCAACTCAGTTTGAATCTGATGACCCTAATAGTAAGATAGTAAATAACTTATTCATGAATCCTAATAAACCACCAAAAGCAATTAAGGAAGATCTTGATATATTCGTAGATATGATTAAGGAGTATGTATATTATCCACACTTTTATATAGACAAATTAGATCGTATAGAATATATGCAAAGAGATGTAGTTTGTCTTACTGATACAGACTCAACAATAGTATCATTTGATGCTTGGTATAGATTTATACTTGAAAAGGTATATAATTTAGATATGCCTATAAAGCATGAAAAATTTGATATGGTGGAAATTATAAAAGCTGATGAATTTGGAGATCTTGATAAGAAGGTTATGTGTAAAATTGTAGATCCTAGGTTTGATTATGATTTCTATACAGATGAAGAAATAGAAACTCGAAGATATATAGAGCCTGCAAAAGTTGTGCCACAGGATATGCTTAAGTTTGGTATTATAAATATAATAGCATATGCATGTAGCGCATTAGTAGTAGATTATCTTAGTGAGTATTCTAAACTTTCTGGTACTTATGTTGAAGGTAGGAAGTGCGCACTTGTGATAAATCTTTGTCACCTTATAGCAGTAATGCTGTGAGTAAAACTTTGTGAAATGCTGGAAAGTGCTAAAGCTCGAATGCCTATATGGAATCGAAAGATAGAAATAAGTTTCGAGATGGACTATGGTGAAATAAAAGCTTTGTATATTTTGAAGTAGGATATACAAGGTCCTAAGGTCTATTAACAATGTACGATCAGCAGATTGGATTGGATTGATTAAATAAATTAATAAAGGTGGTGATATTTTGCCAAAAAAGAAAAGAAAGCCTAGAACAACGCCTAGAATAGAACTAGATTTTAATAAAGTATACTCTTCAAAAAGGGATGGAGACTATATACTTTTAGAAGAGGTCAAAATAGAAAATGATAGTAATAGGCATATATTAATAAAATTTCTGGATACAGGCAATGAACAATTAGTACACCCATCAGAAATATACCATTGTATGATAAGGGATAGAAAGAAACATGGTATAGATTATGATAAAGTTTATAGTAGTAATAACTTTGGAGATTTTGTCATTATTAAAGACGCTGGAAGTAGAAAACAAGGGAATCATTCCCATAAATTAGTTAAAATAAAATTTCTTGACACCGGAAGTGTAAAAGTTGTAAGATTAGCTGATGCTTTGGTTGGTAATATAAGAGATGATTATAGACCAAATGTAGCCGGAGTAGGTTGTATAGGAAATGCTTCTAGTTATCATCCAGCATATAATGTATGGAATAGCATGTTGCAGAGATGTTATTGTAAAACTGATGCTAATTATGTAAGATATGGTGCTAAGGGAATTACAGTATGCGAAAGATGGCATTGTTTTGAATATTTCTTAGAAGATTTACCATACATTGATGGTTATAATAATTGGTTAAATAATCCTGAATTATACCAATTAGATAAGGATTACAAACAACAAGGAATTCCTTATAATAAAAAAATATATTCTTTAAAAACTTGCTGTTTTATTGAAGACTATAATAATGTAGCATTAGCGACAAAATCAAAAAATAAATATATTGGTGTTACTAAATTAATAAATGGGTATAATTCCAATATTACAGTTTGTGGAATAAATTATAATTTAGGTAGCTTCATTAATAAAGATGATGCAGCAGCTGCATATAATAATGCAGCAAATTACTTACGTAATAATAATTTAGTATTAAATGATGTACCATACGTTGATCCAGAAATTTTAGATACAAGAAAAATACGACACATAAATATGTGCAGAATAGTATAATAAACCCAAATAATCAATCCAATTTAATCCCAACGACTATCCCCATATGGGCTGTGAAATTCAGCAACAGGAGTAGGGCCTATGAAATTTATAGGTTGGTGAAAATCCATTAAATCCAAGCGCAAAGCATCCTAATAGGTAAAGCTAAGGATGAAGATATAGTCTACGCTCTTAGAGAAATACTAAGGTAAATTCCTCAGCCTACACAAACTGTAAGCTGACGAATGTTCAGGGAAGAATGAATACTACTTCAGTAGAGCATTATTAACTTCACATAGAAGAAATTATGCCAGTTATCAAATTCTACAAGAAGGAAACATTATACCAGAAAGTGAAAGATTATCTATAGCAGGTTTACCAATAGATAAATCTACATTACCAATAGATATTAAGGATGAGTTTAAAAGAATTATTTGTGAAGATATTATGAAGGCTGATAATATGGATCAGATAGGGATAATGAAAAAACTTATACTTATGGAAAACAAAATCTATAAGAGTATTATGAATAAGGAAACTAAATATTATAAACCTGATAATGTAGCTCCAATTAATTCATATGCTAAAAATCCATTAGAGGTGAATGGCGTAGTAGCATGTCTTATTTATAATGAAATGAAAGATGATGATATGCAAGCTATAAATCTTGAAGAGAGAAATGCTATTATTAAAATCAAAATTGACGTTGATAAGAAAAACGTTGATAAAATTAAAGATTTATATCCTGATAAATATACTAAACTTGTTAATCTTCTTAATCATCCAACACTTGGATCTAAGGTTAATATAATAGCATTACCATTAGATACAGCTGTACCAGATTGGGTATTAGAGTTTGTAAATTTTGGAGAAATTATTAGTGATTCTTTAAAGAATTTCCCTCTTGGATCTATTGGATTAAATCGTTTAGATAACGATAGCGTAAATGTATCAAATATTATTCAGTTATAAAACAAAACATATCGGGGCTAGGCTATCAAGCCTAGTCCCAGGATGTTCTTCAACACTATTCTTTTTTATCCATCTGAGAATTATGAATTATAAAAAGGATAATATCTACCTTAAGATATAAACTTCGTTCATTAATATATTGTCAGTTTATTTTCTTCGTCAATATCAACTTTTAATCCAATAGTTAAAGCATGACGAGCAATCTGCATATATTCAGCCGGAATAGATTCTTTATCATATATATTAGTATCAATCCCATCCTTTAATCCAGAGTATACTTCTGCAAGCTGATCTGGAGTATACTTTAAATATCTATCCTCTCTAAACTGATTGAATCCTTCTGCAACCCCAGCAAGTATATAATTCATTACAGCATATGGAGTATATGTATGGACAATAGTAAATATATCGTCTAACTTAAGACCCTTTTCAAGAGCTTTAAGAATAACCTGAAGCTGTGTCTCATTAAGTTCCATACATTCCTTATAGAAATCAATTACCCTTTTAGCATTTCCAAGATATTTTATAAAGTCATTTACCATTAATAATTTGCTTGAATTGATTTCTGCAAGCTCTTCAATAAGAATATCCGGATTTTCGTCTACTAATGTAGTAGCTGTCTCGATCCAATCTGATGTAAGATACGGATTTTGTAATAATTCTGATATAAGTTGCTGTTTTGATTTGTTCATATAAACCTCCTTATAATTTTTTATTTAGTGTCGGTTAAGCTTATAGCTTACTACAAAGTTTTACGATTTTTATTTTTATATAGATCAGTATAAAACGCCTAGTCTGGACATTGATTTAAAATATTTAGTAATGAAAGGAGGATAAATATGGCTTATGGTAATGTAATAACACCATCATATGTAGTTAATTATCATCAAGGTCAAATGGTACAGCAAAGAGCAGCTCCCAAACAAAGACCTCAGCCACAACCTATAAGGACTGTATATAGTCAAAAGACAACTAAGAACAAAAGCTTCTTAGATATGCATCATTATCTTAAATCCATTGGTGTAAATAATAATGAATTTATGCTTGCCTTATTAGATCCTGACTTAGATGGAATTGACCCTTATGATCCAAATTTAAATGCCTATTACAAACAGAAAATATTAAGAGAATGCATATGCAATTATTGGTATTTCCTCAGAGAGATAGTCAAATTACCATCATCAGGTGCTAAACCTATGCGTTTTAAACTAGATCGTGGTAATTTAGCTTATAATTTTTGTGCATCTCTTAATATGAATATATTTCTTGAAGAGCCTCGGCTAATAAAATAACCCATCTTATATAGAAATATATAGGATGAATCTCTTTTAATTTGCTGGGAAGTGCTAAAGCCATTTAGCCTATTAATAGGAGACGAAAGTCAGAAATAAGTAAATGGATGAGCTATGCTGAGAAAAAGCTAATTTATAATTGGTGCTAAGGCTTGATAACAATGTGCAATCAGCGTCTAAGATTTATTAATTATACTATATAATTTTAATCTTGATAAAGATTATCTTCAACAAGATCTTTATATTGGAGATAGAGTATATTCAAAAGAAACATGTGTTTGGTTAGATAGATCTACAAATGGTAAACTTGCAACAAAAACATTTAATGATGAATTAGATTATGTAGATAAATCTGGGAATTTAAAGAAAGTGACTATGGTTAGTATAATTAATAAATAAAGTTCAACGACTATCCCTCGGATGCGGCTCTTAAAATAATGCATCAATAGGAGTAGGGCTCAAGTGAGCGGGTGAGATCCCCTTAAATCGAAATGGAGAGTTACCTTAAATGGTAAAGATATAGTCTCGACACTTGGAGAAAGACCAAGGAAGTTCATAAGAGAACTGCATAGATTAACGACCTATGTGAAGACACCGAGAGAGGTAAGACAACATCTGTTGCTATAAGGCATTTATATTTATATAATTTTGGTACTACTAATTCTAAAATGGCTTTCCTCCATAAGAATATGGATGGTTCTAAGGATAACTTAGCAACAATGAAAACTATTAGAGATTTATTACCTCAATATTTGGTTCTTAAAGAAAGGATTACACCAGATGGCAAAGTAGATAAAGGTAAAGATAATACTACAGAAATTGTAAATCCATTTAACAATAACCATATTAAAGCATTTGCTTCTGCTACAAATAAAGCAAAAGCAGCATCATTATTACGTGGTAAAGATTTGCCCTATACTATGGTGACATAGTGTAGAATGGCTATTAACGCTGGGAAGTGCTAAGGCTCTCTTGCCTATTATATAGGAGACGAAAGTCAGAAATAAATAGAGAGATGGGCTATGCTGAAATAAAAGCCAATTATTTATAATTGGTGCTAAGGTCTATTAACAATGTGTAATCAGCATCTAATCTTAATATATTTAACCAAATACAAGTAATTAAATATTTTTTATAATAAAGGAGGATATTTAATATGGTGGTAGAAGTAGGGGGAATTTATAAATCTAAAAAATGTGGAGAATATGAAATTTTATGTAGAAACGATCAAGAATCATATAACAAATTTAGAACATGCTATGATATAAAATTCTTAAAGACTAAATATGTTACTACAGTAAGAGTCGATCAAATAAATACTGGCAGTATTAAGGATCCATATTTTCCATCAGTATGTGGAATTGGTTATTTGGGTGAGCCTAAAAATGAGTATAGAGATCCATATATTTATAATAGATGGAATAATATGATAAATAACTGTTATAATGATAAATATCGTAATTATAGTTTACATGGAGCTTTAGGAATTACAGTATGCAAAAGATGGCATTGTTATGCTAATTTTGCAGAAGATATAGAATCATTACCTGGGTATGATGATATGATAAATAATCCTAAAAAAAGATATAGACTAGTAATAGTACAACAAAATACTCCTGAAAATCAAAAAATATATTCTCCAGAAACATGTATTCTTATTAATCAATAATGCTTGGTTAAAAATATTTGATTAGTTCAACGACTATCCCCATATGGGCTGTGAAATTCAGCAACAGGAGTAGGGCTCAAGTGAGTAGGTGAGAACCCTTTAAATCAAAAAATAGCCTACCTCTTATATAAGAGGTAAAGATATAGTCTCAACTCTTAGAGAAATACTAAGGAAGTTCATAAGAGAACTGCGGGAATTAACGACTCTCGTGAAGACAATTGAAATCATTGACTTTGATGTGGTTTGATGAGTATGGATTCCTACCATATAATGATATTATCTACATGAATGGTGCTCCTGCATATAAAACAGCATCTTCAATAGCTAAAGCAAATGGAGCTCCTTATGGTATAACTATAACAACGACTCCGGGCTTCCTCAGCACAGATGAAGGTAAGGAGGCATATGCCATGAAAGAGAGTGCTACTAAATTCTCTGAAACATGGTATGATAAATCATATACTGAATTAATGGATATTATTAACGCTAATACTAAATCAGATTATGTATATATTAGATATACATATCAGCAGCTTGGATGTTCAGAAGAATGGTTTAGAGATGTATGTAGATTACTTAAGAACTCATGGCCTGATATTAGACGTGAGATCTTATTAGAGTGGGCTACAGGTGTTGAAAATTCTCCATTTAAAGAAGAAGACCTAGATACTATAGCAGGCTTAATAAGACAACCTATATCAGAGGTATACTTGTTAGGCAAATACAGATTTGAAACTTATCTTCAAGCAGATACTAGAACTTATCCTGCAATTATAGGTGTCGATGTTGCAGGTGGTTATAAGCAGGATAGTTCTACCATAACAGTTGTAGATTCACAAACAACTAAAACTTTAGGTTGTATGAATTGTAACTATATTTCAACTTTGGATTTAGCACGATGCATTGAATTCATTGTAAAGAATTGGATGCCAAATGCTGTAGTTTCTGTTGAACGCAATGGTGGATTTGGTTCTACAGTAATATCTAAGTTGAAGAAGATGGGATTAACAAAGAATCTGTATTATGAAATTAAAGAGAAGACAGTAGAAGAAAGACAGGATGGAGTTCATGCTTATAAGCAAAAGATAAGAGTGAAAGAATATGGTCTTAATTCTACAATGCAAGTTAGAAAACTTCTTATTGATATCTTAATAGAACGAGTGGAAAATCATAAAGATAAGATTATTTCACCAATCATATATAATGAGTTATTAGGAATGGAAATTAAGAGAAACGGTAAAGTAGAACATTCAGCGTCTACACATGATGATCAGATATTCTCTATGCTTATGGCTCTTTATGTATGGTATGAAGGAACCAATCTTGCAGAACGTTATGGAATTCGTAAAGCTTCAATTAAAACAGATGATGATATTGATGAACAATACGATTATTATAATGATGATACTGTAGAGATTGTAGATTCTTTCAATGTAGAATCTGAATTAAATACAGAAATTGAAAGAGATCTTGATGCTGCTATAAGAGCAGGTGGAACACCAATGCAAGAATTCTTAGATAAACGTAGGGAAGAAGAGAAAGCTCAATATGAAGCTCTTATTAATACTCCTCTTGGAGAAAGAGCTTATAGACAGAAATATAGTATTCCTCCTAACGTACCGATCTCTAATTATATTGGGGATCAAAGTTCATTTAATGTACCAGACTCAATATTCTTAGGATTCTATGATAATACTCCTGGTAATTTAAGTGATTATTACGATGAAGATAAACCACTTGCTAGAGTGGGTGCTGTTCCTGAAGCTCAACGAGGACAGTTAGAAGGAGAAGATTATAGATATTACAATCATTTTAATTTCTAATATATAGGAGAGGTTTTATACCTCTCCTAATATTTTTATTTTTATTTATAATTAGACAACTGTGTAAAAATTTATATAGAAAGAGAGGATAAGAAAATGTCTGATAATATGCAGCCTTATCTCATTAGTAATGAATACGATATTTCAGAAATATTGGCTCATTTTGATTCTAATTATATATTTTCAGTTATCAACGATAAGCTTGAAAATATAAGTTATTCTTCATCATTACCAGAACCTAATATTGTACAAGCATTTGAAGAAAATTTCAAAATGATGAATGAAAGATATCCTGGAGATAGCCAAAATATAAGAAATATTAGAGAGCAAGTTTATAGAGAAATTATTAAAATATTAACAGAAAGATTTAATTTAGGATTTAATACAGTAGATGAAAATATTGATATCTTCGTTGCTGCTTCATATTTATATGAGTTTCTGGTTAGTAGGCGTAATGAAATTATAACCAATTTCTTTACTGCATTTATTGTAAATAATAAGGATTCTTTATATAATCATCTTGTTGCTGATGGTTTAAAGAAGGGCAGAGATAGTTCTTATAATTATGGTAAAGTAGTTTATGATGATCAGAAATTTGCAATTATAAGTGCAAATATGGTTAAAGTAATTAATTATATATCTGAGATGGATGTAACTCTACTTAATATATTCCAAAGTACATACATCGATCAGAATGTAGTTATGTTCTTGGATAATGCCTTTGCTGATAGAGGTAATTTCTTTAGAGATTTTTATTGTTCAATTGCAAGAAATCCAGAGATTGCTCCTATAATGATTACTAATATTAAATTATCATTACAACGTTTAGTTGGTAATCCATCAAATGCAGATATCATGTCTTTATTGTCAGCAAATGAAGAATAAAAATAAATTGTATGGAGGATTTTATTATGTCATTAGAAAACGAAAATGTAAATGAAAACACCATTACAGAAGAGCAGGTTCATGAAGTTTATACTAAACTTGAAGAAGAAAATACAGATGCTGAAAAATTGGCTAAAGCTGAAGAAGAAACAGAAGAAAATGAATATTCTGAAATCGAAGAGATTGATAATTATGTGAATCTTGGCGGTGCAAGTGTAGAAGATGTTGATGAGGGCGATGAGGATTATATTGAGGCATTTTCTCCATATAATCTTAGTGATGATGATGCTAAGAAGTTTATTGAAGTCATTGCAGATTATAAGATTGGTAGAAACAAGAATAATGTATACAATAGACTTCCTGACAAAATTAAAGATATTGCTGATGGATTTGCTAACTCTCCAGATTCTCATGGAATAAAAGTATCTAAAGAATGGGCAGCCGAATATGTAGTAAAGAGTTTCATTAATGATGCTAAGGTTAATAAAGCTGTAGATACATTTAATGATGAACTTAATAATACTATGGCTGATATAAATAAACAGTATGATCTTATTTTCAATGAATCAATTGAAAACGTTTTCTCTAAAATTGATGAGATTAGAGCAGAAGATCCTGTTAAGGCTGATAGAGTGGAAGCTGTTAAAGCAGCGTTTGATGATGCATCTACATTCCAGCGTCAGTTAGACTACTTAGATCATATCGGTGCTAAAAAACTAAACAAACTTCATGGTGGTAAGAGGATTATTAGTGACGCATTCTACTTTAACACTAAAGTAAATGTTACTGAAATTAGAGTGCCAGATATTGGCGAATTACCGGCAATTATTAAAATGGAATTACCAGATTATGATATTGATGATATAAATAAATTTGTATCTATCATTGTTAAAACTACAGCAACTTTACCACTTGAAGGTCCTGATAATATTGGTAATATCGCTTATGTATATAAAGTAGTTTCTAATATTTATAATTATAAATATTGGGATTCTGAGATTGATGTAGCCTCTGAAACTCATGATACTATTTTCGGTAACATTACTAAAGTATTAGATAAAATTAAGAATATATCGTAAGGAGGTAATGTTACCATGGAAGGTCCATATATTCCAAGAAAAGCTTATATGTATGGGAACACTTTTTTCGATGAAGAAGTTCCAAAGTATAATTCCACAAAGCATCATAAACTTCCTAGAGTAAGAGGATTAGAAGCTCATAAAGTATTTGATGATGGAACAGCTTATAAATTTGATACTGTTGATGAGGATGGTTCAATTATTAGAGGTAAAGTTCCTAGCATTGTAAATATAGAAACAATGATGGTTAAAACTTTAAGAGTATACTTATATGGAGTTACAGAATTAGATGATCAAATGTTTACTCTTGAAGTTGGAAAGAGGTATGCTATTACTTACTTATCTGAACAGGGTTGTAGAGTAGCAGATGGATATTTAAGATACCTTGATACTAGCATTCCTGAAGATTGTACTAAGTATATTGGAGATTACTCTAGCACAGCAGCTCAAGCATTTATTGGTATGGATTGCTCTTCCAAAGGAGTTTCTGATAAGAGGAAAATCTATATTGCTTCTATACGTGGAATAGAAGTATTAGATGATGATGATGATTACACCGCACCAGCAGAAGATGATGATACAAAGAAATATACACTCTTAGATAGATTGGATAATATCATTGCCGAGCTTGAAAATGGAGAGGGATGTGATTATTGTGATGAAGTATCTGAAAAGATTGACTTAATCAGTACTAAAGTAGATGAGCTTAAAGATAATAGAGATATTTACCTTGGCACTATTACTACTGGAGATACGACTGTATAAATTATTATTATTAATTACCCCTAGGTTATAATGCCTAGGGGGAACTTTATGCTTTGAACTTTCTAATAATATAAAGAGAGGAGATGATTATATGTTTTATAAGACTGTAGGTGATAAAGTTGTAGTAGCAGAAGATGTTGAAGTTATATACTATGTGCCAGAAAAATATTTTGATACTAAAGTAGCTATTACCATTGGTGAGCGTATAGATGTAATGGGCGTATTCATGTATGGATTATATAATAAGAGTGGTAAACAATTATCATTAAAACTATTTAATTGTCCTACAATGATTACATGTAAACCTAGTGTTGTTACTAAGGAATCTAAGTTCCATCTTGAAGGGACCAGTGAACCATCAGCATACCGTTTATTACATTTTTCTAAGGGAGATGAATTGATATGCTCTATTAATATTCCACAAGATGTAGATAATGTAGAGAAATTTACTAATCTACTTATGAGATCTAATTTACCGGAAACTATACCATATGATAAACTTCATGAGATCATGTTAAAGAATGCAGAATTAAATGGATTCAATTATAAAATATCTCCACAGATTATTGGAATAGTGGTGTCTGAATTATGTAGAGATCCAAAAGATTTATCTCATCCATTTAGATTCTCTTCAATGGAAGATATGTGTGGATATAAAGCAATATCTATTCTTCAAATACCAAAATACACTTCAGCTTATACTGCTATTACATCAGAAAATGCTGATGAAGCTATAGCAGCAGCAATGACAGTTAAATCTAATACTGTATCGCCACTTGAGAAAATGATGATGGAATCAGTCGAAGATATAAAACACGACGATCCTGAAGAATATGAATAATAGGAGGTTGTAATATTATGGGTCCATATGATGGTCATATCTATAAGCAAGCTATGTCTCTCAAACAATTAAAAGAAAGATATAGTATAATAAAACCGTATGATTCTAAAGTAGCGTATCTTAAATATGAAAGAAAAATATATGAAAAGAAGATGAAAGAAGCAAAAGAAAAACAAGCTAAATATTCTCACAGTGAATATAAAAATGATAAGATTAAAGATCTAAACCAAAGGCGAGCGTATTATTTTAGTATAGCTATGCTTGGTAGTACTGGAGCAGCAGATGTAGCGCGCCTAGATACAATAGCTTTTACTAAGAAAGATTGGGATGATCGTATTATAAATCCAATGCAAGAATGCATAGATTGGATTGATAAAGAGCTTGATTCTTTAAATAAATCGGCTGCTAAAAATGAAGCATACGTGCGATCTGAGATTGATGAAATATTTGATTTTACCTTAAAATAGCATGAGCGACCATATGGCTTTAATAAACATATGAGTAAAGCTTACCGCTTTAATTTATTTATAAATAAATTAATACAATACTATTTAAAGGAGGTAAAATAAATGAAGGGATATCCTAAATTTAAAGCAGAGATCGTTGATCAGTCTCAAATTCAGGAAATCGATACTTCTACAGTGTCAGGCCCTATTACAGTCATCATGCAGACATATACATCTGATAAAGGAACTGAAAAATGGGAAGTAATGAGTGGCTTTGATGGATTCACAGACATTAAAGGTGCCATTAGCTTTTCTAGGCATGGACAGTCATTACTTACAGTTGCAGAAATTCTCAGAGCTGGTGGTGTAGTTTTCGGTAAGCGTCTTGTATCAGAAGATGCTGCTTTGGCTAATATTACTGTTAGAGCTAGATTGATTAAAATTGATGGTGCTACATACGTATATTATTATACAACATCATCTGAGGATGTAAAAAATTTTAAAACTGCATATACAGATGGATATAATGACTTTGATGCAGATAATGCTGTTGCCGATGACGGCAGCGTTGATGTTCCTCTTTTTACAGTATCACCTATGGGAAGAGGAGCAAGTAATTTATTTGTAAGAATTAATCCTGAGTATTCAACTAACAGGAGTTTTGCAAATTATGCTAGATACTCTTTTGAGGTATACGAGTCTACTACAGAGTTAGAGAGTATTTTATTCTCTATGAATCCGAATATTATTGTGGATGGAGTAGCTCAGGCTATGAATCCTAAGATTAAGGCTAATTCTGATCATGTTCAGGTAAGATTATTTGAGGATGGACTTAGTACTTTTATTAATACCCTTGCAGAAACAGCTACTGATACTAATGGAGATGCCATGTCTGTATCTGACCTGTTACTGTTAGATTTCGTATTTGGTACTGATCTTAAGGGTAAAAATAAAATTGGTAATATCTTTACTATTTCAGATTCAACAGATGATGGTAGTGATCTTTGGAGTGAAAATATTCCGTCAGATATTGCCGATGCTATTGTTGATCTTTCTGATGCAAATGGTATTAAACTTGTTAATGGCTCATATGGAGAAATGGGAACTAGCCCTATAAATAATCCTGATGAGTATGAGAAGATGTTACTTGCTGCATGGGGCGGAAATACAGATTCTATCATCTATGATCCGATGATCTATGATATGGATGCATTTAAGGTTGATGCTACATTTGACTGTGCATATCCGTTATCTGTTAAGAAGCAGATTCTTAATGTTGCTGATTGGAGAGGAGATTTTATGTTCTTCTCTGATCTTGGTATGGAATTTGAGGATGTTGATAGCATGATCAATTATGCTGAAGGAATTCCTAATTCAAGATATATTGCTATGTATCATAACTTCTTTAATGTATATGATCCATATACAAAGAAGGAGATTACTGTTACAATGCCGTACCTGTTAGCTATTAAGATGGTTGATCATATTGCATCTGGAGTTATTAGACCATTCGCTGGTTATGCAAATAAGATGACCTTCCCAGAGATCATTGATGATACAATTAACTTCCTTCCGTATGATACTCCTGGAATTAATCAGAAGCAGATGTTGGTTGATGCTAATATTAATTACATTAATTACTATGATGGTGTTCCAACAATGGATACCATGTATACTAATAATGCAGAGCATTCTCAGCTTAGCTATATTAGTCAGGTAATGGGAGTACAGGAAATCATTAAGAGACTTCGTAGTGAGATGCCAAAATCAAGATTTACATTTATTGATGGTGACGATCTTGAAGAGTATCTTGATACAGCTAAGTCTATCATTAATGAGTATTCATCATATTACAAGAGTCTTGATGTTGTATATATGGCTGATGAAAAGTATGAAGCTAACAAGATCTTTTATGCTACATTAACAGTTCAGTTTAAAGACTTCTTCCAGGAGGAGTACTTTAAGATTGTTGCTATTAATTAAGGAAAGGAGGGCATAAATTATGATTTTAGCAGGTGAAAATAATTTTACAACTAAAAAGGATGTTGGGGCAGAGACAGATCCTAATAAGCAGATAATCAACATGTTTGCTAATACTAAAGATTTTAAAGATATATCTAGTTATCGTCTTATGCGTGGTGTTCCTGATTTTGGCTCTCTTGTACAGTTCAATCCTTATGAAACTGGATATGCAGCTTTCATTATCTGTCAGATGCCTAAATTCATTCAGGAATTAGCAAAGTATAATTCTGATTATTATAAATTAATGGTAAACTGGGCCCACATTGTTGAGTACGAGTTTAAATCATTTGATGGCCTTCAGGATTTGAGTGCAGATACCTACCAGTTAGGTGATGATATGAATAACATCAACGTAATTAGCAAGGTAAAT